TCAGGTGCCGCTGAGCTCGCGCCAGCGGCTGTGGATGTTCTCGCAATGCGCGCTCTCGGCGAAAGCCCGGTCCATCAGCACCATGAAGACGCTGCGCCACCGCGACGGCGGCTGTCGATAGACCCGCGAGCACAAAGGCTCGGATGGCTTTCCTCCCAGGCTGCGGTTGATGCAGACGGAAACGCTCCACCAGGCGTTCATGGCAACCTCACAGACTCATCAAATACCTTCGACCAGAGAAAGGTGACGCTTCGAAAACAAATCGCGGCACATGGAACATGAATCGCACCTGGTGCAGGAAAGTCACGCTGGCTTTTTGGGCAAGAGCGAGGGCGAAAGCCGCCGGCGTGGCAAGCCGGGCGAGCCCTGCGCGGGATGGTCGGGGCGAGAGGATTCGAACCTCCGGCCTACGGTACCCAAAACCATGCCATTTTGTTGGCACGGCTCCACTAATCTGCAAACCTCGTGCCCTTTGTCCCACAGGACTTCAATAGGTTACGAGAGGTTTTCAAACCGTCAGCGGCCGTCATTTTGGGAAAGACTTTTCGCGTACGGATTAATCGGCTCAGGAAGCCGACTGATATAGGGCTGATCACAACCGCAGACCTTGCAGCGAGCGCGGCGGCAGAATTCCAGCTCAGTAATCCCGGCGGGCAAATCCCGAGGATAGAAGGTGATCGGCCGATCCTTGCAGCGCCAACACGTCACGATGATATGCGTTGTCCCTGGCTCGAAAAGCAGGCGGTGACGAACCATAGAACCGCGCTACGCCTACGCTTCCAGCGGCGGATAGCCCAAAACCTTAACCGCCAGGTAGGTATCATCGACAGCCTCGGTCCTGATGCACTCGATCTCGGCGGCGCTTTTCCCGAGCTTGATGATGTCGGCCACCCAGCGGCCCCGGCCGATCTGGCGGACCTCCTGCACCTGGCAGCCCGGAATGACAGCCCGCAGCTCTTCGGCGATCAGATCCTCTTCAGTCGCATCAAACGCAAGCGGTCGACAGGTGGCATCTATCATCGATGCGCCCATGGCGTGGCTCTCCTATGATTCTCGCAGCTACTAATGAGAACACAACAAGAACATAAATGCGAGTCGTCATGCGATCACGTCTCAGCCTCAGGCGGCAGCCTCGGGCTCGATCAGCTCCGGTCCGTCGCTGGCCGCGCCGAACTTGGCGACGGGGTGGTGCCGCAGCTGGACGCCAGCGCCGATCTCGGGATCATCGCTGCCGGCCATCCATGCGTCTCGCTCCTCAGCGTTCAGGATCACCGGCATGCGGGTATGGATGTCGGCCACGGTGGCATTGGCCGGCCGGGTGACGATGGTGCAGGTCAGCACGCCATTCCAGCGCGAGGCCAGGCCGGCGAACCACAGGGTCTCCTCGTTGCCCGCCCCGGTGATGAAGTGCGGCTGCTTGCTGCCCTTCTCGCCGGTCCACTCGTAATAGCCGGCGGTCGGGATCAGGCAGCGGCCATAGCGCCACGGCCCGCGAAAGGTCGGTTTGGTCGCGGCGTCCTCGATCCGGGCGTTGAAGGTGGCGGCCTTCCAGTCCCTCAGCTCGCCCTTGTGCCAGGATGGCACCAGCCACCAGCGCGCCATTTCGCCTTGCGGGGCGTGCTTGGTCACCACCAGCACGTCCTGCGTCGGCTTGATGTTGTAGCGGCGCGGCATCGGATCGATCCGCGTCTGCGAGATCTCGAAATCCGTCCCGCGCAGGTTCGGGTCCACGAAGCGTCCGCACATATCAGCTATCCTGTGCCAGCGCGCGGGCGTCGATCATCTCCCGCGACCAGTCGTCCCGCGTGGATTGGCCCGCCAGGCGCGCGGCGGCATCCATCAGGCGGTTGATGCGCTCGACAGCAGCGGCACGTTCGTCGGGCGCCATCTGTTGGGCGACTGACCCCCAGTCGGCCCGGGCGACACCATCGGCAATCGCCCAGGCGGCGTCGCGCATTGCTTCCTCGGCCGCGACAGCAGCCGCTTCGGAAACCTGCCGCTGCTGCCCGAACATCAGGGGGGAATTGCTGATCATGGGCGCCTCCATTGGAACAGAGAAGGAACAAATTACGCCAATGGAATCCTAGAGTCGATTCCCATCACGCCGAAACGCAAAATGGCCCCCGCCCCGGCGAACCGGGACGGGGGCAAGCGGAACAATCCCGCGCGCGGTGGGTTGCGAGGCGTCAGCAATGCGAGGTGGCGAGATGCCGAGTACGAAAACGATCAGGCCAGTCACCTATGAGGAGGATATCGGGCGGTTCCGGACCGTGACCGACGCGCGCGGCATGGGCGCCGCGCTGCTGGCGCATTGCGACCAAGGCGACCCCGACTACCAGCTGGCCGTGCTGGCCTGCCTCGGCCTCGACCGCGGCACCGCCGATCCCGAGCGGGCGCGGGCGGATTTCGTGGCCGCTCTGACGGCCGCCGGCGTTTTTATTCGGGAGCCGTGATCCAGAGCCCAGCGGACTGCAGCCCGATCACCGACCACGCCGCCAGCCCGGCCGCGACCATGAGCCAGGCAATCATACCTTGGCACCGGCCCGGCGGAGTGCCTCGGTCAGCGCATCCACTGCGCTGCCGGTCACGTCCTTGACCTTCTCCGCCGCGACCTGCTCGAGCTTTGCCTTGGCCAGGTCGGTCAGCACCTCATGGGACGCCCCGAGATTGCCGATGGCATCCGGTACGCTCTGGCGGATGTAGCTGAGGATCAGGTCGATGGCCGCCTTGCCGTCCAGTTCGTGCCGCAGCGCGAGCCGCGCGCCGTTTAGCAGCGCGGATTGCAGCGCCTCGCGGTGCTTGGCCTCGATCTCGATGCCCCATTTGCGGCGCGCGGCAGCGGCGGCCCAGCCGATGATGCCCGTCAGCACCAGGCCGAGCAGTTCGAGGACGTGCGGCATGGCCGCATTGATGATGGTCTGCATGGTCACTGTCCTTTGTCGAGAGCGGCCCAGGTGATTGGGCCAATGATGCCGTCCTGCTTGAGGCCGGCGGTTTTCTGGAAGGCGATGGCGGCGGCTCGGGTGTCCCGCCCGTAAATCCCGTCGACACCGCGCGGGTCGAACCCCAGCGCCAGCAGCTGGAGCTGCGCCTGACGCACGGGCTCGCCGCGCGAGCCGAGACCGATCTTCGGCTGGTTCGGGGCCAAGGTGTCGGGAATTGCCTGCCAGCGCTTGAAGGCGGCGGCCAGCTTGGTGTGATAACCATGCGTGACATAGCCGGCGCCATTGTAGCCGCGGGCGAACGCCGCCCATTCGTGCCGCCGCATCTCGTCGTCCAGCCCCTCGCTTTCGATGAACCGGATCATTGCCTCTAGGCCGGCGGTCTCGCTGTGGCAGAAAGCCTCGACCATGTCGCCGGCCGAGGCAAAGCCGGCCGCACGGTGGTTGAAGCCCATGATCTGCCCGAGGCCCCAACTGGCCGAGCGCAGCGCCGCATTGGCGTCGATCTTGATCGCCAGCGCCAGGCGCGGATAGCTGTCCTTGGGATAGGAAGCGGCGCCCCATTTCGGATAGGCCAGCCCGGTCGAGACAGCCGTGGTGCGCTTCGGCCCCTCGCCCAGCTCGCGCCAAAACACATGCGGCTCGAACAGCATCTTGGGTCGGCCCTGGCTGTCGAAGCCCCCGCCCGAAGTTTCAACCTCGATCACGGCGCGGACCTCGTCCTCGCCGACTTCGATCAGGCGGCCGACGCGCGGCACATCGATATCGGTGAGCCGCGTCGCGCGGCCCTTGAACCCAGCTGGATACATAGGTTTCTCCAATGAAAAAGCCCCGCGCGGTGGCGGGGCGGATTGGCGTTGAATAATTCGAAGATTTCGGGCTAGACCTCGCCGGATGAGCTTCTCATCTTGCGAAGGCGGCCATGAACCAGGGATTGATCACGGTGCTGTACCGGAGTGTGGCCAAGCTGAAGCAGCACAGCCGCGCTGAAACAGAGATGATCGAGCAGGCGAGGGCGAGCAACGCACGGCTCGGCATCAGCGGCTTCCTCCACCGCGAGGACGACGTGTTCTTTCAGGTTTTCGAAGGGCTGGCCGACGCCGCTAACGCGCTCCTAGGACGTATCCTGGCCGACAGCCGGCACACCATGATCGAGGTCCTGGAGCGCCGGCCGATCCTCGTCCGGGCATTCGACGGCTGGACGATGGGCTATTCCACGAAAGGGGACCGCTCGATGTTCGATTGGTCGGTTGCTAAGGGCATTCCCCTTCGCCCCGTCGATCCAGCCGATATAAGATCGTTCCTCTTGAGCCAAGCGCAGGCATCAGAGCACTCTTAAGAGCGCGGCCCGCGCGGCCATGTCACAGTGTCTGCCGGTCTTTGATGATCTGCCCGGGCTCTACATGCGCTGCTGATCACCACCGCGGCAGAAGACGGATCTTCGTCGGATGCAGCCATGCGCGCCACCATGGCCAGCGAGACCGCTCCTCCTCTGGAATCATCTTCTGACGGCATTTCAGGGCGCAGAAGAACGCCACCATCTTCATGGCGCTGAACACGATGTTGATCAGCCGGCCCCGGGTGGCCTCGGACCAGGACGCGGCGAAATCCGGAACCCAGAGCCGCATCAGAGGCAGCGACACATCCCAGTAGAGGCCGCGGGCGATGATGGCGCCAGCAAGGATGGCGAACCCCATGGCGAACCACCATGTCGCACTGTTCAGTTCGCGAAAGCTGGCTCGAAAGGCCCAGATCACGGCGAGATAGCCGAGCGTGTTGATGATGGCGAGCGCGCCGGATGATGTTTTCAGGGTTCACAAGCGCAGTTCCTCCTTCGGTCGTTTGGCCCGCTGTGTCAGGTATGTGACGCAGGGCCGCGCCCGGCGCGCTATGAAGAGGGAGAGGCGGGCGTGTGGTGGCGCCCGCCGACCCTCAGGTGACAGCCCCGCTCGGTCGGAAGAGATTGTCGTGACCTGAAAGAAAAAAGCCGCCTCCCGATCCATCGTTCCGCAAGCGTCTCAGGAGCATAAGGCCGACGATCATCTACAGCCATCGGTCGTCATCTACTTTGCGCATCTAGCGTCTTGCGTAGGATGACTGATAGTTGCTCGGGCTCAAGAGAGAATCGCCATGCCAGACCACGACCCCGCCGCCAAGGACACCGAGGACGCCCTGCGCGCCGCGCTGCTGGACGTGCTGGTGAACATGGGGTCAGTGCTGCTGACGACGCCGCTTGGCCAGGCAGAGGCAGCACGGGCGCTCTTGGACCAGGCCGAGCGTGCGCATCCGGCGGTGGCCGAGGTGTTCAGGGAGGCGGCGGAGAGGGTGAGGGGCGGCTGACCTGCGCACCGGCAGGGTTCCGCGACACATCAACAGAAAAAACAAGTTGATAGCCATACGAGCCCGCGCCAGTATGCAAAAGTAACAAAGGCCAACACGCTCTGCTTGATTACCCTTTGTTACGGCGCATTGCTAGGCCGCTCTTGTGCAACTCGCTTGTGAGCCATGGAGCCGAGATGGTAGCCTCCCCGAGCCAACTCGGCCCGAGGAAGCTGCAGATCTTCGATCAGGCAACAAGCGCTTGGCGGTTCTGCGCGTGGCGGGCCGCCATCGTCCGGCCCTGCCGACCCGACGAAAGCTCTCTCGCAGCCACCGGCATATAGTCTTCCTGCGCAAACTCCGGGAACAGCGCCAGGATTTCCTCGCGTGCGGCGACGCCCACCGATTTCAGGGCCTCGGTGCCGGTATAGAGAGACTCGCTCTCGGCTCCATTGGAGACGACGACTTCGTGCTGGTCGAACAGGATGTGGAAGTATTCGACCTCCGCGACATCATCGGCTACGTCGATACCGTCGATTGCGACAAGTTGCTTGGCCGCGACCAGAACCTCGTTCACTCCGAACATGCGCTGTGCGATCCGGGAGCGGACAAGGATCCGGTGCTGCGGCGATACGAGGAGGTCGGTGCTCGGAATCGCCTTGCCGAGCGCGCCGGCTTTGATGCGGATCGGGCGCAGGTGCGGCTGCGCTTGCAGGCGATCAGCCGTCACCAGCGTCGAACCGATCCAACGCACGGCCTGCTGGCCATGGTCCTGCGTGAGCACCATGTCACCGACGCTCAGCGTCTCGATCAGTTCTTCGCCACGAGGCGTGCGGATGGCGGTGCCGCGCGTGAAGCAGGCCACCAGAGTGCTGTAGTCGACAGTGCCGTTGTAGTCGTTATCGCCGGTCGAACTCAGCGAGACGACATCCCCGGCGCTGACCTTGATGGTCGACGCCCAGTAGTAGTCGCCGACCTGTCCACCAAGGTTCTCGTTGGATGTGCCGGAGTAGATCCGGATGGTGTAGGCAGTGCCGGTTTCGCCGGTGGTCGAGTTGACAATCGTCTGCTTGAAGACGCTCCGGACAACCTGCCCAGCGGATCCGAGGCCAAGAGCCGCGGCCAGAACCTGCTCACCATCAAGGTCCAGAGATTCTTCGGGACTGTTGCTTTCGTCTTGCAGGACCGGGTCGTTGTCCTGAATCTGCATGACATCCACAGCGCTTACAGCGAGATTCTGGGCTCCACCGAGGAACCAGTTGGGTTGGCCGATGGCCGCGTTAGAGAAAACATTAAGCGTGTAGACAGGCATGGAAATTCCCAATGTCAGAGGTTGGGCGAAGTCAGGTTGATACCGAACGCGCTGTCTGCGGTGCTTAAGGATTGCACGTTAAAGTTGTCAACGATTATTAACGGCTGTCCGTAAGGACGGGTGAGTGCGACTGTGCCATCACCCGGACCCTATCTGACGCACAGGCTCGATCAAATCTTTGAAACGCAAAAAGCCGCCCCCCGGTGTGAGCCGAGGGGCGGTCTTCGTGGTGGGTTTAACAGTAGCACAAGAGGCAGCGCGCGCTCGGCTGCCGACCCGATATAACCACAGCATGAGAGAAGCAGCAACTGCGCAACCTATACGGGTCCGAGCAAGGTTGACCAAAAGGGCAACTTCACCTCGCGGAAGCTCTCGTGCAGATTGCAGGGGTCGGTGGCGAGTAGTCCTTTTTCGTGGCGGTAATTGGTTTGTGGTTGCCCCGACCTGATCGGGCGGGCTGTGTGGTGCGGCCGGCCCGATGTCGTTTCAGCGGTCAGGTGACGCCGCCGCCCTTCTTGGCCCAGATCCGCCAGAGCATGCTTGCGCCGGCCGAGGCTCCCCCGCCGAGGAACAGCATGAGTGCCGTCGCCGTCGCATCGGCGACAAAGCGGGTGTCGAAGCAGTAATAGCCGAGATCGGCAGTCGCGGTGATGATGCCGGCCGATGCCAGCATCCCGGCAAAGACGAGCAGAACTTGGCGCAGCACTAGCGCGAGGGCTCCCTTGAGCATGGTCACTGTCCTTTCAGTGCATTGAGGCAGAGTTTCGTTTCAGCCGCGCGCCGGTTGGCCAGGCCCTTGACGGGCTTGCCGCCGGCCTTGTCCCAGCGCGGGAGCTGGTTGCAGGCGCCCTGCCAGTCGCCGGCATTGGCTTTCTTCGCGAGGGTCGAGCCGCAGGCCGCGCCCGTCCCGACGTTGTAGGACCAGGACACCAGCGCCACCTGCACGCCCTCGGGCTGCTGCGGCAGCGCCGGGATGCACCGGGTCAGGCCGTCGCGATAGGTCGCAAGCGCCGCCATCAGCATGTCGGTGCATTGTGCGCTGGTGTAGCGGTCGCCAGCCTTCACGCCGCGCGTCTCGCCGTAGCAGACGGTCCAGACCGGGGGCTTGGCAATGCGGTCAAGGTAGGCCTCGGTGCGCTCGCCTTCCCAGGGTCCGATGAAGATGGCAGCGGCGGCGATGACCCCGGCCGCGCCGGTCGCGCCGGCCGCCTTCTTCGCATTGACCTTGGAGCTGAGCACGTCGGAGAGCCACGCGAACAGCGCGGCGAATGGGTTTCTCATCTTTTCCTCATGAAAAAAGACCCGCGCGGTGGCGGGGCGGATGGGTGGGCCTTGACGAATCTCAAATGGCGCGCATCTGATCACCAGATGAGCGACATCGAGTACGACTATGTTCTATTTATTGATGAGGCGGGCGACGACGGCCTGACCAAGGTAAAGCCTATTGACGCGGACGGGTCGACTGAGTGGCTCGTACTCTCCGGGGTTCTCGTTCGAGCCGAGGATGAGGCAAAATGCAGGGAGTGGCTTGACGACATTCGGACCGATATTGCGAGCTTTCAGGGAAGCACACTCCACTTCCGAAAGCTAAGCCCGATCAAGCAGTTACGAGCATCAGAAATTCTTGCGCGCTTAGATGCTCGCGTGTTCAGCGTCTGTTCGAACAAAAAGAACATGAGAGGCTACCGCAACGAGAGGGCGGCTCAGGCCGGAGGAAAGCAGTGGTTTTACAACTGGGTCACGCGCATCCTCATGGAACGTGCGACGGCCTATTGTTTGGAAAACTCCATGCGGCGCTTTGGTAGGGCAGGAGTAATTAAGGTTCTGTTCAGCGCTCGAGGCGGTCACTCGTATGGCCAGACCAAGGCGTATTGGGTCTACCTGAAATCAAAGGGGAAACCGCTTCTCGCAAAGCACGAGATCAAATTCGAAACTCTGCGATTCAACCTTGTCGACTATGTCCCCCATTATATGCATGCGGGGTTGCAATTGGCCGATATAGCGGCAAGTGCGTTCTATCAGGCGGTCGAGACAAGTTCCCCCAGATGGAGCACATGCTGCGCCAAGGCGCTGAACCCCATTATGGCGAGAGCATCCAAGCAGGTGGTCGACGTCGGACTCGTCCTCCAGCCCCACAAGATTGACCAGATTGGCCTTTCCTCGAGCCAGAGGGAGATTTTCGAATTCTATGGATATGAGTTCCAGAGATAGAGTGCGGGTCCCGGCTTGTGTTGATGAGACGCGATAGGCTGGAATCCGATGTCCAACCGTCCCCCCACCCGCTACATGACTACTGCATGTTGCACCAAGGCCCCGGCGCCCCCGCACATCTAGTGAATCAGACCATGGATTCCACGTCAAGCCCGGAAACCGCCCACGCCAGAGGCGGTCATATGGGGTTGAAGCCGGCCGACGCGACCATCGCCGCACTCGAAGCGCTGGCGAGCGATCTGGCCGTCCGCATCACCTCGGCGGTATCGTCCGGTCGGTGAAGTGCTGGACCGCGCCGCGACCCAGCAGCAGCTTGATATCCCGCTGCATCTCGCGCAGGATCTCGTTCTGCTCGGCCCGGTTGGCGCGCGCCTCGGCACGGTCGTCATGGATCTGGCGTTCAAGTCGCATAATCTCCTTGGAGTTGCTGTTCACCCGGCCTTCAAGTCGGAAGAGCCAGCCGATAGCCGAGACGGCGGCGACGATAATCGCGAGGTATTCCTTGATCTCGTTCATGCCCGGGCCTTCCATCCGGCGATTGCAATGCAGGCGGCGACAGCGATGCCGGCACCCGTGAGCCGCGCGTCATGCGACCAGAGCCCACGAGCCAGCAGGGCGCCACAGGTGAACCCGCAGGCGTCCAGAATGCTGTCCCAGGCATAGAGACGGCGGGCAGCCACAGCCTGCGCCACCTCGAAGGCGACATAGACCAGCACCGCCCACCAGCCAATTGCCGCCCAGCCGGCCGCCCCGAGCGCGGCATGTGCCAGCAACACCGAGGCCCAAGCATAGGGGTCGCGTTGCGCCTCGGGGGTCAGAAGCTCGCGGATCATGCCAACCCCAGTGCAAAGCGGTCATCGAGATAGGCCCGGGCCGCAGCGACGGCCGCTACCGTGTCTCCCCGGCCCGTGACGACGCCAAGAACATCGCCCATCAGACCCTCCAGCGGCACGGCGCCGGAGACTTGGCCCTTGCCGAGATTCTCGACCAGGAACTGCGCCCATGCGTGCGAGCCCGAACCGCTGGAAACGCCATTGATGTAGATGGTCGCAGCACTGGCGCTGACCTCGACCTCGACCAGCATGGGCGTCGTCGGCCAGGTGGCGCGAGTGCCAAGGTTGACGCTTGCCCCGGTTCCGCTCGCGTTGCTCCACAGCTGCGCGAGCTGGCCCGAGGCATTGCTGTTGATGCGCACCTCGAAGCCGTAGGGCGACGATACCGCGCCACCGAAGACGCGCGTCCCGTTGACGTAGGTGCCAATCTGCATGACCCACATCAGCCGCACGCCGATCAGGTCTGCCGGCGCCGCCATGGTCGGCATGCCGGCCGAGGCGGACATTTCCAGATAACGACCGGAGAGCGGGATTGCCGACCCCGACACCGTCGCATCGAACATTGCCCCCGCACCGCCCTGGTTGGCGAGAGCCGTGACCGGCCCGCCGGCCGGCGCCGCGCCATCTGTCGAATGGTGGATCAGAATTGTCGCGCTGTCATAATAGGCTTGCAGCGGGTGTTGCCCCGGCAGCGGTTCCGGGCTGGGCAGCGGATCGGTCGCCGGCAGCGTCGAGGTGTAGCGGATCGAGCCGCCCATGCCGGCGCATTCATAGGCCAGCAGGGTATCCCAGGCCATCTGGTCGATGGCCTCGTCGCCTGTGCGCACGAAGGGGCAGCGCTGCTGGGTCAGGAAGCTGTAGACCAGATAGGACATGCCGCGCGGATAGGGACTGTTGCCCCGGACCAGGTGCAGGCCGTCGCCATAGATCGCATCGCCGTATTCAGCGCGCATCGCCTCGACAAAGGGAAAGGCCGGGATGATCCAGACCGGGCGGCCGGTGTGCGCCTCCAGCCATTCGCGCAGGCCCTGCGAAAAGCCGGTCGCATTGGCATAGAGGTCATAGCGCCCCTGCGGCGGCCAGATGTCCTGGATGATCAGCTCGCCGCCGGCCCGCTGGGCGTCCATCGCATCCCAATAGGCGTTCTGCAGGGTTTCGCGGCCCTGTTCGCTGTCGAAGTCCGCGAAGCCCGGGCCGAACGGGTTGGTGAACTCGGCGATGATGGCCGCGTCCCAGCTATCGTTCAGAAGGTGGCCGTCCAGCGCGCGGATCGTCGCCATCGAGGCATAGCCGGCATAGTCCGACAGCGTGGTGCCGAGCCAATCCGTCTGGAGCACGCCGCCGAAGGGTTCCGCTTCTTCGCCCACCGGCATACCATAGGCGGTCTGCACGAAGCTGTGCCCCGCGAACAGAATGGTGTCGGTGTCGGCGATGGGCACGCGCCCGGCCGGCGCCGCCTCATAGACCAGCGTCGAGCCGAGATAGGCGCGCGCGACGGCATCCCCGCCGACGGCCAGCGCCAGCGGGGTCGTTCCTAGCATGATCGGCATGGGTCAGCCCGTGGTGAAATAGAGGGTCGTGGGGGACTTGCTGGGGATGGCGTCATAGGCCGCCTGCGTCCCGGTCCAGATCGTGACAGAGCCGTTGACCTTGCCATCGAGCGCCGCCTGCAAGCCGGTGGTGTCGCTGATCGCGTGGCTGTGCGCCGAGGGTGCGAAGGTGGTCGGCTTGCCCGTGATGTCGCCCCAGGCGTGGGTGTGGCCGGTGTCCGACTTGCCCGCCAGCGCCGCGGTTAGGCCCGAGATGTCGGCGGTGCCCATCGCCAGCATCGTCTTGACCTGCGCCACGGTCAGATCCGAGGGCGCGGCGGCAGATCCGCCCGCATTGCCCTTGAGCGTCAGGGTCGCCATGTTCGCCAGCTTCTGGTTGGTGACACCCGAGTTGGCCAGCTGTGACGTGCCGACCGAGGCCAGCGTCGCCAGCGTGCCCAGGCCCAGCGTCGTGCGCATGGCCGGCGCATCGGCATCGTCCAACAGCGTGCGGGCGAAGGTCGAGACCAGCGCGCCCTCCAGCTTGGCGTCGAGCGCCGCCTGCAATCCCGTCACGGTGGCGATGGCCTGCGTCCCGGTATGGCTCGCCCGGTCGCGCAGCGCAGCGTCGGTGGCGTTCACGGTCGCCCCGGCCGCGATGCCCGCGAGCTTGGCCTTCTCGGCCGTGGTGTAGCTCTCGCCCGTGAGTGCGATGGTCAGGACATTGTTCGGGTCGTCGTAGACCACCGAAATGCCGGTGCCCTGCACGACCAGGTTGCCGACCATGTCCTCGACCTGCTCCTGGGTCAGGGAGCCGCCCCCGCCGCCGCCCGAGGCGGTCAGGCTCAGCGTGCCGGCCGCGTCGTCATAGCTGACGCTGGCGTTGGTGTGCGTGCCGCCCTGGAACATGGCGGCGATGGCGTCCTGGATCTGCTCCAGCGTCCAGACGGTCGAGGTCGAGGCCTTGCCGTCGAGCACGGCTTGCAGCCCCGACACGTCGGCGATGCCATGGCTGTGGACGGAAGGCGTGAAGGTGGACGGCCGGCCGGTGATTTCCGTCCATGCGTGCGTGTGGCCGGTCGCGGACTTTCCATCAAGGGCCGTCTGCAACCCGGTCACGTCACCGATCGCATGGGCATGCGCGGCGGGGGCATAGGTGCTGGGCTTGCCGGTGATATCGGCCCACGGGTGGGTATGGGCGGCCGGCGCGAAGGTCGCCGGAATGCCGGTTAGGTCCGACCAGGGGTGCTGGTGCGCGGCGGGCGGGAACACGGCCGGCTTGCCGGTCACCGCATCCCAGCTCGGCGAGCCGCCCGCAGCCGCCAGGGCTTCGGGCAGGCCGGCAATCTCGGCAATCGCATGTTCATGGGTCGCGGGCGGAAAGGTGGCGGGCTTCCCGGTCAGCGTCGACCAGGTGATGCCGCCGCCCGGGGCGCCGGGAGGGCCGCGCTTCGAAACGCGAATCTTCACGATCTTTGCCATTCAGCAACCCTCCGAAATGCGGATCATCAATTCGCCTTCAAAGCTCATGCCGCTCCCCCAATCGAGGTAAAGCGAAGCCACGTAATCACCAGCCGCGGCGCTTAACGGCTGGAGATCGACATCCATGCCTTCGTCGATCGACAATGCGATGCAGGTTTCTTGAACGAAAACTCTTAGCTCCCCGGTCACGCCGGTAGAGTCTACGATCTGGTCGTGATCGTCGATCAGGTCGAAATGATAAACATTGCGCGATCCGCGCCTGTGCTCGATGAGCGTCATGCGTCCTCACATAGAGAAGTCTGAACCTGGCCGGCTGCCAACGGATAGGGCGCCGGACTATTCGGCGGGTGGCGGGTCGAGCGCGATGCCGAACAGCGCGTCCAGATCCTCGGCGCTGGTGCCCATCGCCGCAGCCACGTGGGTGATCAGCGGGTCCATCCGCCCGACATCGGTCGAGGACACCCAGGCAAGTTGCAGGTCCAGCACCTCGGCCGGGGTCAGCGTGTTCAGCGCCGACTTGACCGAGGCCGGCAGATACCCGACCGCGAGGTCAACGATATCCGAATCCGAGAAGGCGCCGCCCAGCACCAGGGCGCGCAGGAAGTCGATCTTCGGCGCGCGGGCGGCCTGTCGGATCTCCAGCACATAGGCGGCATATTCGGCCGGCGTGCGCGGGTCGATCCACAGGCCGGCCTCATAGTCGAAGGTGAAGTAGAGCGCGGGGCGAGGCGGGAAGAAATGCACCTCGCCCCCCGCGATGTAGATGTCATCCGGCTCCGTGCCGTCCGGGACCTCGTAGAACGTCTCGGCGGCCGGCGGGGTCGAGGAAATTCCGACCTCGCCGCTGAACGGGTCGATGCTGGCATATTGGGTCATCGTCTTGTCCCTGACAGGGTGATGCGACGGTTCGAAATCGTGAAGTCGTTCGACCCGTAGTCGTCGCTGTCCCAGTGCGAGTTGTAGAAGTAGATCTTGATGTTCGTGGACCCGGTCCCATTCGCCGATCCGAACAGCTGGACCGGGATGGAATAGCGCGCGTTGCTGTTGAGCGAGGTCCGAACACCAAAGCGCTGGGTCGGCTGCTTGACCCCGTCCAGCTCCATGTAGGCGGTCCCCCAGGAGTCGCCGCCCCGCACGAAGCAGGTGAACGCCACCATGTAGCCGCCGCCCTCGAAGTCGGGGACGGTGCGATCCATGACCAGCACAGGGTTGCTCTTGGGATTGGCGGTGGTGATGGTGACATCGCCGCCAAGCGCCCAGGAATAGGGCACATAGAGCTGGTGTGCACCGATCTTCAGCCGGGTAATCGTCGCGTCTTCGATATGCGCGTTCTTGATCACCGAGTTCTCGATCTGCGCCGCCTTGGTAATGATACCCGCAGGCGCCATCAAACCGCCGGTCAGGGTCTCGAACTCGATGTGCCGGGCCTTGAGCGTCCCGTCCACGATCAGTTCGCCGTTCGCCTTGCGCCGCACGATGGGCGAGCCGACATAGGCCCGCCCGGTCGAGGGCGCCGCCACCGTCCAGATGAAACGGCAGCTGGTCGCCTCGGCCGGCGCGACGAAGGAGCCGCTGTAGGTGGTGACGGTGGCAGGGATGGCCCCCTGCGCCGGTATCCGCAGCACCGAGTAGCCGATGAACGAACCATCCGTGCGGCGCCATTGCAGCTGCGCCGTCAGCAGGATCGACTGGCCGGCGCCGTTGCATCTCGCCTGAATGCTGGCGAAATACTCGGCCCCCGCCTCGACCGTCCAGTAGCCCGACATGAAGTTGCCGGTCTCGCCGGCCGACACGTCCGCGAAGGTCCATTTCTCGCCGGTGAAGGCCGGCCCGCTGTTCTGGATCGTCCACCCGCCCAGGTTGGTCCATGCGCGTTCGTCGGCGATGTTGGCATCGGGCACCAGGTTGGTGAAATCCGACACCAGTAGATGCCACGCCGTCACCGCCTGCGCCGCCAGCTGTTCGGTGCCGATGGCGCCTGCCGCGATCTGGCCGGCGATCAACTTGCCGACGATCTGGGTCGCTGCGACCTCGGCCGACCATGCACTTCCCGTCCAGCGATAGATCGTGGCATCGGTGGTGCGATAGATCATATCGCCGACCCGGTTGCCGGTGGTCGGCAGCGTGGCCGATACCTTGGGCACCCGGATGTTGGTCGCGAAGGCGGTCTCATCGAGAATGCCCTGCACGCTCTCCTGGATGAAGTGGATCCAGGCCGAACCGTTCCAGCGATAGAGCCGGCTGTCGGCGGTGCACCAGGCCAGTTCCCCGACCACGTTGCCCGGCACCGACAGGTTGGCGATGATCCGGGTGGCTTTCAGCCCCGCGCTGGTGAACAGCCCGGTCACGCCGCCGACGAAATCCCCGTCATCGAGATAGATGGCCGGGGTGGTGACGTTGGTCCATGCGGTCCAGCTGCTCTTGGGCGTCAGGTTCGAGACCAGCCGCGCCCGCACCTGATAGGTGGTCCGCTGCACCACATCGAGGATGCGCCAGGCAAAGGGTTCGTTGAACGGGCGCTGCACGTCCAGATAGGGGTCGGTCGCGCCGTTCTTGCGCACTTGGATCTGGATATGGGTCACGCCCATCTCGTCGCCCGAGCACGAAACCCGGATCGCGGGGGCGCGGCCCCTGCTGGCGGTGTCGGTGATGGTCTCGGCGGCGACCGCAAAGCCGGTGATGGCCTGCGTCCACGGCCGCACCACGACCGGCGTCACCACCGTGGTCGGCAGTTCGAAATCGCTCGACCAGTCGTAATCGCTCGGATCGACCTCGCGCAGCGTGACCAGCACGTTCATGCCGGGCATCTTGTCGACCGTCTCCACCAGGAACAGCTTGTTGAGATAGCCATTCCGCTCGCTCGACCAGGACACCATGTCCACCAGCGGTTCCAGGGCATAGGCCTCGGGCGGCAGGTAGAACTGATGCAGCCGCATGCGGCGGTAGTCCCGCATCTGGGCGCGCATCAGGCGCTGGACCTGCCGGCGGTAGGGCGCCGCCGGATAGCTGAGCGAGGTCGGCAGGTAGCGCCCGCCGTCCGCAGCCGTGGCGGCGGTGTCGATGTATTCCGGCGCGTCCTTGGTCGACCACTTCTCGGCCGGCTCGGGATAGGTCGCCGAGAGGGCGTTGTAGGTCTCGCCCAGGCCGTTGAACGGCTTGTAGCTCTGTCCCTCGGTGATCAGGATCGACTCGTCGGTGAAGGCGAAAACCGCGGCGCCGGGCAGGCCGACGATGGGTTTCAGCATGCCGCCGACCTCGGCGAAGCGCATGTTCGCCGCGCGGCCGATTTCCTCCAGCACGTCGGCGGGCGTCATGTCGGCGCTGATCTGCAAGCCGCAGCGGAACGCCGGTTCCGTGCCGCCACCCGCAAGGTTTACGGTCGCGTCGCAGGCGTTCATGGCCGCGAACCACTCGGCCAGCGGCAGCCGCCAGGCCGGCAGGTTGCGGCCGCCGAAGATCCATTCGCTTCCGAAATAGATGCCGCGCGCGATGTTGTAGGCGATGACCGCCGGGTTGCGCGTGGCCTCATAGGTCGCGCGGTTGCCCCAGCGATGCGCGCCCGAGCCGCCGGCCGTGCTGTCCTTGCGCGGGTCATACATCGGCAGCGGTGCCGGCTGGAACAGGTAGCTGGGCTTGCTGGTCAGCGAGTCCGAATCGTAGCGCGTGGTGACGATGGCATAGGCCTTGCCGGTGCCGATCATGGCCGAGGTCCAGGGATAGTCCTCGGCAGACCCGAAGGCCCATGTCAGGAAAGGATCGGCAGCGGCCTGGGTGCCATCCACCCATTTGACGCAGATCCGGTTGCCGTCATCCGACAGGTTGGTCAGCACCATGCCCATGTCGATGGAGCCACCGGGGACGGTGGCGGCCTCCGCCCAGCCCGACTGCTGGCCCGGCTGGAATGTTCCGGTTGCATAGGCTCGCAGGCCGTTCGGCGTGCCGGCCTCGTCACCGACCCAGATCCCGCCATAGCCTTGCGGCAGGCAGGAGACCTCGATGACCTCGGTGACGAAGCGGCGGTTCTTGCCCCAGCCGGCGACGTATTTCAGCTTGCCGGCCGTGGCGTAGTCGCCGACGACAAAGGTCAGCGGCGTGTCGTCGCCGAAATCCACATCGAACTGCACGTCGACCTTGGGCTTGTCCGCCACCGCCTTGGCGATGGCCGAGGACAGCAGGTTCGCGCCCAGGCCAATGGCCACGCGCAGCAGGGCAGCCGCGATGCCGCCCGCCTTGAGCGTGGCGCCGACCCAGGCGACCGCAGCCATGACCGGCCCGGCATGTGCAGGCCCGGCGATGGTGGCGACCATCACCGCAAGAAACAGAATTTTCAGCATGTCTTATCCGACTTTGAAGGCCCGGATCATGTCTTCGCGCGGGCGGCGGCCGTGGCCGGCTTCGGTGAGGACGATCAGGCCCGAGGCATCCACGACGCACAGGGCCTGTTTCAGGGGGCCATCCGCCTCGATCACGCCGATATCGCCCACATCCGCGAAGGCGGGCGGGACTTCCGGCAGCAACGAGGCGACCAGATCGGCCAGAGCGGCAAATCCGGCCTTGTGCAGCGCGCGTCTTGCCCCGGACGGGCTGACATAGCGCCCGCGCCAGGGCTGGGCGATATCCTGTCCGGTGACAGCCAGCACGGCCCCGGCAGCAAGGCCCAGGGCGCAATCCTGCGAGCCCCAGGTGAAAGGGTCGCGGCGCTGGCGGTCCATCTCGGCGGCGAAGCGAGCCCGCCAGTCAGGCAAGCGCATGAGGGTCTGGGTCATGAATACCTCAAAAGCATGAAAACGCTGTCACTCTGTTGGTGCGTTACACCTGCGCTTTGCGTTCTGTTAAAATATAATCAACTAGCCCCAGAACCACCGAGCGAGGGTCGGCATGCGCAACAAAGTCCAGCATTGCAACCTCCAGCACGATTCGGTTGGCAGCATGACTCTCGATTACCGCGCGGATAGTATCAGACGACACGTACCAAGAGCGATTCGGTGATTCATTCATGCTAACTGCCTCCATAGTTTGCCCCCATTGCAACAAGACTGACCTCGCGACCTTCGCTGAGCTTGCTGAGTTCGGGCCGCGCGAAGTTCTCCCCGAGGCGGCCGCTAAGGCTGTTATCGACACAGAGAGGCAATTGTATCAAAAGAGTACGCATGCAGATGTCCTTCCTAGGTCGTGTTGACAAAAGGGATTCCTCTGGCAGTCGTCCTATGATTCAAGCTCATCTCTACGTGGGAGATGAACTTGGCACGCAACCTGATATCCGACGATGAGTGGACCTTCTTCGAGGGCTTCATTCGTGCCGTCCGGCACCCTAACGGGCGGAAACCTGCGGACCATCGTCTTGTTCTGAATGGTATATTCTGGATCGCAAGGACTGGTGCGCCATGGCGCGATCTGCCCGAAGAGTTTGGCAAGTGGTCCTCGGTCTACCGTCAGTTCCGCCGCTGGACTTTGGCGGGACTGTGGGAGGATATCCTGGATGCGCTGAACCACGCTGGGATCGCGCCAGACAAGCTCCAGATGGTTGATAGCACTGTGATCCGCGCCCATCATCATGCGGCGGGCGCAAAAGGGGGACTCCGAAAGAGGCTCTTGGCCGTTCGAGAGGCGGCTTCTCGACCAAGATCCATCTCCGCGTCAACGGCGCAGGCCTCCCGATGAGGACCGAGATCACGCCGGGGCAGGATTCCGACTACACCGGCTATGATATGGTGATGGCCGACAACCTGCCGCAACCAGCAGTTCTGGTCGCCGACAGGGGCTATGACTCTGATAAAATTCGGGAAGACATCGAGAGCCGCAACGCCCTGCCCATGATACCGATGCGAAGGAACCGAAGGGTGCGCAAGGCTGTCGACATGACCATCTACACCCTGCGCAACATGGTCGAGCGCTGCTTCAACAAGCTGAAAAATAGCCGCCGCCTTGCAACCCGCTACGACAAAACCGCCGAAAGCTTCCTTGGCTTCGTCGACGTCGCCTGCATCAGGCTCTGGCTCCGCCATTTGTCAACATGACCTAAAGGGCAAAGAAGCAGACCGATATTGGACGATCTTTTGCCAATAGCCGGCATCCTGATCTGTCAAAAGTGCTATTATCCGATACTTGCCGTGTTCGAGGCGACCCGGATAGAATTAATAAACCACACAAAAGAACTTCGAAAGATTGGCACAACCAGCAAGGCGAATTCACGATTCAGCATGGACGAGCTTCGTCTTTTTCCTGAGCCAAAATCTCCGCAGAGCCATTCATCATGGCCAGACCGTGTTCAACGATTGGTCCCTGATATAGAGCGGATGATCCAACAAGGATTTGACCCGAGTATTCCCATTTCAACATCCAGAACCGTGATCGACCTCTGCACGAAAGACTTGGGTGGAGAGGGGAAGTCCATTTTTGACAGGATAAATGATCTGCTTGCCAAAGGAATAATCACAAAACCTATCGCGGACTGGGCGCACAAAGTCCGGTTGTTAGGCAGAGATGCTACCCATGACGCAGACGGTACCGTTGAAGAAGTGGCCGAACTCGTCAATTTTATCCACTTCTTCCTCAAGGCTGCATATGAACTGAGCGATGATATCGCCAAGGGAATTTCAGAGAGTGATGCTCGCTAACCCTTGGTAAGCTTGCGGCAAGCTAATCTGTCGTTCGTTCCATCTCATCACCCCTGCTTATACCACTGGACGTTGCGCGAGCCGATGGTGCTGGCGTATTCGCTGAACCGATCCCCGGCCGCGCGGCGCTTCTGATGCGCGTCCGAGGACTTCGCCGGATTGGTCGCGGTCAGCTGCACCATCAGTTCCGAGCGCACCGAAAAGCTGATGCCGCCATCGCCGCCGAAGCTCGGCGTGCTGATCGGCCCCTCGTCCACGATGCCGACCCATTGCAGTTGCGGCGCGCTGACGAAGGCACCGCCGATCATGCTGGTGGCGTGGATCTCGACATAGGCCAGGCGCGGATCGGTTCCCCGCGCGAGTTCCTGCGCCGCATCGGCGATCTGCGACAGGGTGACGGTCACCGGGTTGTCGCTCAGGTCGCCGACATATTGCAGCCCCTCGATGGCGAGGTTGCAGCCGCCCATGTAGAGCTGGCTTTCGTTCCCACCGCCGGGCAACGGGGTCGTCAGCGTCAGATCCTCGTCGCCCGACCAGAAGCCCATGGGCACCTCAGCCCCGGTTGTCCGGTCCTTGGGCCTGATCCAGAAGAACCAGACCGGCGCAATGCCCTGGTCGCGCGCGCCTTGCAGGGCCGCGAGGAAATTCGTGTCATAGGTGCGCATGGTTCAGGTCTTTTGCAGCAGGATCAGCGAGGCGCCCTGCGACAGGCGCCCCGGAATGTCGGTGAAGGGCGTGAAGCCGCCCGGCGGGACAATGGCCTTGAGGCGCGGGCGGGCCATTTCCACCGGCGCCCCGGTCGCAATGCTCTGCGGCAGGTAGGGCATGATGGCGATTTGCGCCGTGACGCCGCTGCCGTTGGCCGTGACCGTCTCCGCGAACTCGGCGAAGAAATACCGGCCCGAGCCCCACGCGATGCTCATGCGGTCGCCTGCCGTGACGCGATAGCCGGCAGGCAGCCCGGCCAGCGCAATGGCCGTCCGGTCGGCATTGATGCTGTTCACCGTGATGGACCCGCCCGGGGTGCCGCCCGAGGCGGGGCGATAGCTCTTGTCCTCGAACAGGAACTGCCGCCGCATCCCGTCCAACGCCCGTATCTTGGCGCTGATTTCGGCGGCAGAAGCGCGACCAGGAACAATCAAGGCCACAGAGATCTCCCAAAGGGGCGGCGCCATCCTCGCGATCCAAAATCGCCCGTCACCTGATCCAGACTGCTCGTCGAAACGACGCAAAGAGAAGGTCAGGCTTTGGTGTCGAAGAATATCGGACAGGAAGGCCAAAGGATAAACATCTGCGAGCGCCATCAGCGGTTCTTTCTCGGGTTGACCTGGTATTGCTGGACCGTGGGCTTGATGCTGGCGCTGACGGCCTTGCCCATGTTCGCTGAGGATTGATCCGCGATCTGGGTCACCCGCGCATCGAAATAGGGCGACTTGTCGATTTCAACCAAGATCACCCCGCCACCGACCGACTGGCCCTTCGTGCGATCAATCACCGTCTCATCCGGGTGCATCATCGCCAGGAAGCCTCCCTTTCCATCCAGACCACCCGCGCGAGGGCCGGGACCGGTATCACCGCCGCCGTCGAATGATTGCAGGTCCCCTATGCCTTTGATGATGGTAGAGCCCCACGATGTGCTTCCGATCAACCCGAGCATGCCTTTGGCGAACTGGACCTTGGCAATCTGGGCCAGCAGTTGCTCCAGCGCCTGCATGGCGGCATCCTTGCCGTCGAGTATGGAACCAAAGAAGTCGCGCGCCGTATCGGTCCCCCTTTCGGTGGCGGTGCGGATGCGCTCCAGGGTCTCTTCGGCGGTGATGTTCGCCTCGGCCCATTCCTTGACCTTGGCCTTCATCTCCTCGGTGATCGGGACGCCGGCTTTCTGCGCGGCGTTCAGCAGCTTCTGCTCCTCCTCGATCACGGCCAGCGCGTGTTCCCAATCGCCGCCGGCCGCCGTCACCTGCGCGATGGCCTCGGCCTGGCGCTGATAGGCCTCGGTCTGGGACTGGATATCGGCCGTCGCACGCTCGAACTCATTCGCCCGCTCGCGCTTTGCGCCCCGGCGCCCGCGGCCGCCGCGACCAGAACCACCGCCACGGCTCCGGCGCGGCTCAGTGATCAGGCCCGACCATTCGTCCTGCAACGACTGATCGATATCGACCTGATCGAGATGCCCCTGCAACTCCACGTCGGACATCCCGAAATACTGCGAGCCGAACGTATCGCGACCATTCAGGATTTCCTGTTTCCGGGCAGCGATCTCACCCGCGCGCCGTGCCTCCAGGGCGCTGCCGCCCGCTTCGCGCACCGCCCTTGCAGCATTGATCTTCGCATTCATGATCATGCCGCCGCCGATCGAAGCGATCAGCGAATAGGCTCCCTGCAACTCGGCATTCACCTGCGCCATGGCATCCGCCCAAGCGAGCGTCTGGCTTTCGTTGTCATGCAGCGCGCCCAGTGCGTCGTAGAGCGACTCCTTTTGCTCATCGGTGATGTTCAGCGATTCGATGGCAGCGACCTGCTTGGCATATTCGGCGTCGAGCTCGGCCTGGCGCACCTCCACCGATTCCTTGCCATGTTCGGCGACCAGCTGGTTCATGTAGAGCTGCTGCTCCAGCGTCCCCAGCATTTCGGTAGCCTTGGCCGCATCGGCGGCGCGGATCTCGGCCCGCTTCGCCTCGCCCTCCAGCAAGGCGCGCTGAAGCGGCACCATCTGCTCGTTGATGGCATTCAGCGCCGATTCGTCGGCGCCGGCATCCTTCAGCGCGTTCAGCTGCGCGGTGTAATCGTCCAGATGCTGGCGCAGGCCAATCAGATAATCGTCGAGGCCGCCATCGGGCACCGGCTGGCTGACATAGGTATAGATGTCGCGCATCGTGTTGCCGAGGCTTTCGGCCAGCGCGAGATTTTCCCGGCTGATGCCACCGACACCGAACAGGGTGTCGCTCCAGCTCGACTTGAACCCGAGTTTGCCAGCGGCCTCCGCCAGGTTGGCCGAGGCAATGCGCCCGGCGCCATCTATCCCGCGATCCCCGAAAGCATCGAAGCCCATGTCCGAATAGGCCTTGGCAAGAATGCTCGATACCGAAGAGCGGGTCTTCTCGGCCTCGATCAACATGATGCGTTGGGCGATATCAGCGCCGCGCTGCGCCTCTTCGCCGTATTTCTTCTCGGCCTCGCCCGTGTATAGCAACGACAGGCTCAGCGCGTCGTTATAGGTCGACATGCTGTCCTTGAGCTGGTCGAAAGCGCTTTTGGTCTTCTTTGCCTCCTCCTTGGCCGGCATGAGCCATTGGACCGCCGCGGCACCGAAGCCGATCACGCCGATTGTGGCCAGCGAGACCGGGTTCAGCATACCGACGAAGGCCGAGCCGAGGGCCCGCAACGCGCCGACTCCACCCCCCATCTGGCTCAGCACCTGGCTGATCTGGGTGCCCTGCTGAAGGGCCAATTGCAGAGGGCTCTGCCCCGCGGCCAGCATGACGCCGATGTCGTTGAACTGCGACACCAGGTTGGCATTGGCGCCAGCGGCCGAGCGCAGTTGGGCGCCGGCCCTGGTGGCCGTATCATTGAGACCTGTGATTTCGGTCTTGGCCTTGCCGATCCCGGCAGAAAAACCGGCCGTATCCAGACCAAGCGTGGCCTTCAAGACACCGACATTCGTCGCCATGCCTCATCACTCCTGTTCGGATGCGCCCCATACGGCCGCCAGCACGCGCAAGGCCGTTTCCTGCTGTTCCGCGCTTTGCGCCCCGCGCTCCTCGGCCGTCTCCGGCCGGAAGAACTCCTCGTATCGGGGCAACTTCCCGACCATGGCGGCGCCGGTCAGCGCGGCCGTATTCCAGGCGCTGCGGTTGCGCATGGTCATTTCGATCTTCAGGCGAGCGATGGCCGCATGCATGTGCACCGCATAGAGGCGCGGCGTCAGCGCCCAGAACCCATCGGGCGGCAATCCCGCCGCGATGTAGTTCCGGTAGAGCTTTACGATGGTTATTTCGCCCGGCGCCTCTTCGGGCGACGACGCTTTCCCTGCCGCCCGCCTTCCTTGGGCACGTCGCCCTCCTCCGGCATCGAGGCCTTGATGGCCCGCACGAAGGCGTCGGGGTTCGCATCGAGAATCTCGCCAGCGAGCTCGAGCGTTACCGTGCCATCATGCGCCTTCAGCCCGCCATAAATCAGCGCCCGCAGATCACGGGCGCTGACCAGCCCGGCCTGCAAGCCGCCGGCCGCCAGCATGTTGAGCATGGCGAAGCCGTTCTTGCCGGTCTCGTCCTCGAAGGTGCAGAGCGCGGCGTAGTTGATGGTCAGCGCATAGGAGCGGTCGCCATGGCTCAGCGTGATCTTTCCTTGCAGGTTCATGGCGCGTCCTTACGGGGCCGGAACGGTGACGATCAGCGGCTTGCCCGAGGGCTTGATCGTGACAGAAGCGGAAAGCTTGCCCTCGGGCGACACCTCGCCCGGCTTGAACTCGGTCACCACGCCGGCGAATTGCATCGCGACCGTTCCGGACGGGAAGAGGATCTGGAAGTCGCCATCGCCAGCCTCGAAAGCCGCCAGCAGCGGATCGGACGGAGCCGGAATCCAGTTCACGTCGAAGGTGCAATCCGAGCCGGTCTTCAGTCCGGCGATGAATTCGGCATAGGCGTCCGGGCTTTCGAGATGGGTCGCGTCGACCGTGTTGCGCGACCAGCCGGCCGGCGTAATGCGCGTGACTTCGGCCACGGCGGTATAGGTGGCACCATTCTTGATGCCGAACCGGCTCCCGAGACCGATCTGGGCGTTCGTTGCAGGCATGATCAGCCCTCCTTGTCGAAATGATGGGGCCGCGCGGCATGCGCGGCCCGGATTGGCTCTGTCAGGGGGTGTCCGGCAGGGTGGCCTCGGGCCGCACGCTGGCGATTTCGAAGGTCATCACCAGCGTGCCGACATTCCGGGCGCCATCGGTATTGCTGACAAGCGAGGTCTCGCGCAGGAAGCAGAAGCGGTTCTGCGCCCTGATCGCCGCCAGAACGACCGCCTCGATTACCTCGCTGTCGTCGTCGAGGATGTCCTCGACCTCATCGCCGCCCTTGCGCCGCACGGCCACCTGCATCAGCGTCTTGCGTTCGGTGCTGGTGAAACTCTCCATGCGGCTGCTGTCCTGCGGTGTCAGCACGCCGATCACCGGCAGGCTTTCCGCATCGATCGCGCCCGGCCAGACCTTGGGCGCGGTGAAGGCGGCGAAGCGGGGATGCGCGATCAGCGCCGTTCGCGCCAAGGCGCGCGCATCCGATCGGTAGTGACCCATTACACCTCCACCAGCTGGCATTCGCAGATCAGGAAAGCATCCGACGCCGGCGAACCTGTCGGATGCACCACCATCACCTGGAACGTCCGCCCGTCGGGAACGGTGATCCGATCACCGCGCCCGACCTCTGCGGCCAAGTCCCGCCGGACGCGCCAGGTCGGCGCATCGATGCGGACGATCTGGCCGTCGGCCCCGTCGACCTCGAGCGGGGTTTCCCGGAACATCGACATGATCGGTCGGGCGCTCCCGCCTCGCGGCAGGAAGATAACCGGATCTCCGAACACGTCCGACAGGATGCCGGTCATGCCGTCGAAGACGCTGGGCATCAGCGGATCGCGCCGTCCAGCAACACGATGCCGGAGGCCGACGGGTTTGCCGCGACCTCCACGGCCGCACCGATCAGGGTGTTGCCGGAAGCGGTCGTGGTCACCAGCTTGGCCGCCGCATCCCAATAGACCTTGGCGCCGGCCGTCCAGGCCTGTGCCGAGGTCTTCGGCAGCTCGAAGACACCGCGCCGAACCAGAACGACCGGCTCGCCGACATCCGCGTCGCCCTGCGCCACGCCGAAAATGGCACCGACAAGAACGCCTTCGCCGCCCGAAACCTCGGCGGGGGCCGGAACGGTGATATGCTCACCCGGTTGGACCCAGTTTTTCATGTTCATACCTTTCGCAAAGGGGGGAAATGACGAAGGGCGGCCGAAGCCGCCCTTTCGTGCTTGGATCGAACCCGGCTTACGCGCCGTTGTTCTTGTAGGCGCCGCGGAATTCGACGGCGGCGGCACCGAAGATGTGCCGCGCGTTCATCGTCACGGCATCCGGATTCATGCCTTCGATCGTCTGCACCGTCGGCGCGTTGTAGCCTTCAAGATAGGCATGCGCGATGGGCGGCAGATCGCTGGAGATCAGATACCAGGCGGCGTCCGACCCGCCCGCCGCGGCGCCGAGGTTCGGCACCACGCTGGGGGACAGCGAGGACTTGTAGGGGTTGACCTTGCCGTCCTCGGCCGGGGTGACCGCCGTCGCGAACTGCAAGGCAACCAGCTCGAGCGCCGGCGGAACGATCAGCCGGTCGGGCTCGACCTGCATGAAATCGTCCTTGTCCTTGGTGCCGAAGGCGCGCTGTTCCCACATCGCCTTGCGCGCCGCTGCCACCGAGGCGGCCGAGATCGCCGCTGCCGCCGCGCCCGCACCCAGGTTGCTGTGGCTGGCGTGAAAGAGGGCGATGTTGTCCGATTTCAACGTGGCGTTGGACCGGATCAGCGCCCAGACCATGGAGTTTTCCATGCTGCGGGCAGCCATGGCGAATTCCGTCGGGATGCGCTGGAACGCGCCCATATCGTCGTTCACCACCGCCTCGAAGGTCAGCTTGATCGTGCGACCGCGGCGTTCGACCTTCAGGCCCTCGGCCTCGTCAGCGAGGGTGGCCGACTGGTATTCGCCGTTCTCGGCCACCGGTTTCAGCGAGAAATCGCCGCCGAAGCGAACCGAGTGCAACTCGCGGAAATCGGTGGCGGTCAGGGGGGAGCCCGTGACCAGTTGCCAGGTCGCGGCACGGCGCTGATAGGCGGCCTGAAGGCTGCGGTTCATCACCTCGGTCGTGATATACGCGAAATCGCTGACGCCGAAGGCACCGCCCATCATGGTGGTGGCCCGCATCCCGCGGCGGACGGTCTCGGAATCGTTGAAGCCGCGACCGGGACCGGCAAGCTCCATGGCAAGGTGGCGCAAGCGCATGCCGCGGAACTGCTGCGCGGGGCCATCCGCCTGTCCCATCATGGCGCCGATCATGCCTTCCATGCGGGTTTCGGTCTCGTCCCGGGTGATGGTCGCCCGCGGCCCGCCCGAGCGCCCGGCGGGCTCGGCCGCCGCCATCGTGGCCATGAACCTGGCGCCGGCAGCATCGGCCGTCACGCCTTCGTCGATCAGGGCATCGACATCAACCTGCATCAGCCGGCCCGAGGTCACGAAGGGCGCGGCCATCTCGCGGATGGCACGGGCGCGGGCGCGGTCGGCGGCAACGGCCTGATCCACGGCCGACCCGCGCATTTCCGGCGTGGTGGGTGCGGCAGGTGCGGGATTGGGCACCTGCATGATCGTGGGCGCATCGGTGACTGCGGGCGCGGGGGCCGCCGGCGCGTCGGTCGGGTTGTCTTTGGCCATCGCGGCCTCCTTTTGCAAATTGCCGCGCGCGGCGGCGGGGGATTGATCGGGCCTGTCGGCCCGGTCCTTTTTCTGCTTGGTTGCGGCGCTGACGCGGGCCAGGAGCGTATTGTTGCCGCCCATGAACATCGCCTTTGCGGCATCCAGCGTTGCAGTGGCCGGCGCTTCTGCGTCGGCGCCGGCCACGCCGTCGGCGAACCCTTCGGCGATAGCCGCTTGCGGGCCATACCAGGTCTCGGCCTTCATGATTTTCCGGGCATCCTCGGGCGTCTTTCCCGAGGCGGCGGCGTAGACAGCCGCATAGGTCGAGGCGATCACCGCCAACTGGTCAGCGGCGCGGCGCGTCTCTTCCTCATTGCCCCAGACCCCACCCGACGGATCATGGATCATGATGTGCGATCCGGCCGACATCAGCCGTTGGCTGCCTGCCATAAGGATCAAGGAGGCCGCCGACGCCGCGAGCCCCTCCACGATGATACGGCAGCCGCCGGGATGGCTGGCCAGCATCGCGCGGATCTGTTCACCCGCGTTGACATGCCCGCCGACCGAATTGATGCGGACGGTGACCTGCCCTTCGCCCAGCTCGGCGAGCGCTTGCCGAACCATGCTGGGCGCGAAGAACACGTCCTCGTCCCACATCCAACTGACCCACGAATCGTCGATCACGTTGCCGCTCAGGATCAGCTCACCATTCGAAATCAGATCACTGCCCGTCTTCATCCTGCTCATCCTTCTGCTGCTTGGGCTAGCCCGGCTTGGCAGCCGGCGGTATCGACAGCCCGTCGTCCTTGTCGGCTTGCTGATCCTTGACGCGCTCTTCGCGAATCCGGTCTGGGTCGCGCCCGAGTTCGCGCTGCACCCCCTGGCGGCTGTTGAGACCGGCATCGATCTCCTCGATCATGGCCGGGATTTCCTTGGTCGGATCGACCAGGATGCGACGCGGCGGCGTCCAGTCCATGGTGAACGGGATGCCGCCGTGGCCGACCAGACGCAGTCCGTCGCGGAACCAGCGTTCCATGCCGGCGCCGAACTGGGCGATCATCAGACCGCGCTGCCACATCCGGACCAGCCGGTCCATTTCGTTGCGACCGAGGCGACCCGAGGAGAAGTTCACTTTTTCCAGGTCCACCGCGAGAGATTCATAGGTGACCCCGATCCCGGCCGCGATGGCCCGCAGGCCTTGCTTCATGAAGTCGGAATATCCTTCCACCGTGGGCGGATTGACAGTTACCGGCTCGGCGCCGTCCGGCAGTTCGACCACCGCGCCAGGGGCCAGTTCCTCGAGCCCTTTGCCACCCGTCGTGCCCTTTTGCGATCCGCCGACCCATTTCAGCATGATGGCCATCAGCGACGACATGCGTTGCTTCAGGATCTGCGCCTCCTGGTAATCCGACAGTTCTCCCAGCGTCATCATGACCGGTGCGAGCCAGGGAACGCCGCGCAACTGCCCTGGCCGATCAAAGCGCCGGACATGGATCACGTCGGACCAATGCACCCGCGTCGAGGTAGGCGTGTCGCCGTGACGCACCGCGCCCGGATGCTCGGATAAGAAGTGATAGGCCTCTATGGCGCCGGTCGGCCCATACTCGACGCCTTCGATTACCAGGTTCGCGCCATTGCTCTGCACGGTCGTGTCGAGACAGTCGGCCTCCAGCAACTCGACCTGATAGGGCAGTGCCAGGGCAGCACCGAAGCGGGCATTCCGCGCGCGGCGGCGCAGGAATACTTCGCCATCGCTGAACACCGTCGCCATGCAGATCTGCTGCATCTCCTGCAGGTCGTATTCGCCAAGAGAATCGATGTCGTTCGACAGGAGGTGCCGCCGCATCAGCTCTTCGACCACGGGCTTGGCATTCGCGTTATCCGACCGGATCGATGGGATGATCCCCTCGCCGACGACGTTCGCGACCACGACATCGCGGGCCCGAGCCGCGTAGGCACGGTTTCGGATCATGTCGCGGCTGATCTGCCGCAGCCGTTCGCGCGAACCGAAAGCCGCGGCATCCGCCGCTGTCGCAGGTGCTTTCCAGCCATATGTGCGCCGCCCACGAGAGGCGGCGTCATAGTTCATGACGGCCGACGCCTGCGCCCGGGCCGTGACGCGCCGCAACCCGACCTCGGGGCTGAAATAGCCGATGACACGATCGATGACGTTCATCACAGCCCTCGCGTGGTGCGCGGAAAGCTGACACGGAACGCCCCCGAAGCTCGGCCCGCCAGAACGTCCTCGATCATGATCAGCGTCTCTTTCATCTCGGCCAGCGACCGAAAGCGAACCCGCTCGCCGTTGACCTCCGCTTCGGAGACACCTTTCGCGATTGCCGCGCGCAGGCGCTCGGCATCAGCCTGGGTAAAGGGCATGGCTCAACGCCTCCTCAGGAAGTTGATGGCGCGGGGCAGATCCGGGTCGGGACGGCTGCGCGCGCTGTCGGGATCGTTCGGCCGCTCCAACTGGACGGCGTTCGGGTTCAGCATGCCGGCCAGACACCAGGCGGGCGGTGCCTCCCAGTTGACGCGGTTGATGCCAAGGTGCTCGGCCAGTGCCAAGCCCTGCACCGATTGGTCGAGGGACTCATTGCGCAAGATGCCCTTGCGCAATTCCCAGCCCTTGTCGCCGCGCTGTTCGGCGAGATGCTCGGCAACATGCTCCGCGCCCATCCAGGACGGAACGTGCTGGGCATTGACCGGCGTATCCAGCCGCCCCAGCGCCGCGGCAACCGAATCCTTCAACCGGTCTACCGCCATGTTGAGCAACCGGATGCCGCGCGCCTTCTTGCCACCCGAGGCGCGTTCCGGCGCCTCGTGCCAGACCCGATCGCGCTGGTTGAAGCCGGCGCGGCCGATCGACAAATAGAAGCGACCGCCGCGACCCTCGCGTGCCTGCTTTCGCCAGAACTTCTCGGCGTTGTCGGACCAACCCTTAGGGCCGTTGAAGTCGATTACCACCGCGACCGGTTTCAGGCCCCAATCCGCCCCCTCGACCGGATAGACCCGGTCGGCGAGTTCGGCCAGGACGTTGGCATCTTCAGCATACCGGCCCGGATCGACCGCCCGATATTTCCCGTCGTCGCCCTTTGCGCTCGGGGCATCATCGGGGGGCTGATGAATCGCAAAGCGATCAAGCGCGACGCGCTCCCCTTCTGCGCCCCAGGCCATGGCCATCACCTCGAAGCGGTTGCCCTGCACGTCGACCATGACCGTGACGAAGCGCGCCCAGCTCGGCGCGATCCCCTTCGGCAGCGGTAGCGCGTGCTCGCGCAGCACCTCGACCGTAAGCGCGTCCTCGTCCTCGAGCTTCGGCCGGCGATAGGGCACGCCGATTTCGGTGTAATGGACGCCGGAAAAATCCAGATCGTCGTTATCGATCTCGAACGCCCGGCGGGCGGTCTCGTAGCGTTCGACCAGTCCGGACCAGGATGAGAAGGCCGCCGCGACGCCATTGAAGGCATAGCTCGCAAAAGGCGTGTTGCGGATCTCCGCATCATCGATCCTGACCAGGTTCCGGCGCCCGGTGGCCTCGTCTACCACCCTGCCCTCATGCAGCCAGCCGCCATGGTGCTGCGCAGCACGCCGGTTCAGCTCGGCCTTGTGGCGATGCGGCAGGACCGATCCGCAATGCGGGCAGACCATGACCGCGCTGTCGCCGGCCTCGCCGGGATCGAGATCCCGGTTATAGTCGAGCCGTTCATAGGTAGGCTCGAACAGATCTTCGCAATCCGGGCATTGCCAATACCAGCGGCCGCGCGTGCCCTCGTTATACAGGTTCACGATCCCGCCCGTGGTGGCAGGCATCAGGTGTGGCTCCAGCGGATTGGCAGCGCGGGCCTTGTCCTCGTCCACCGGAAAGGCGGGCGTGCTTTCGACGAAGACACAGCCCCGGCTGAGGAAGGTCTTGATGCGGCGCAAGGCCATGCCGAAAGGCGTGTCCTCAGGCGCATCCTTCGGCCCGAGCCGTTGCGGCATGTGATCGTAATCCGTCAGCAGCACCATGCGCTGCGAACGGGACGAAAGCTGGTTCGCCACCGGATAGCCGATGGTCAGGCGCATGCCCTTGAAGCGCTTGCGGCTAAACGTGCTGTCGTCGCGCGCTTTTCCCAGTCGTTCGTAGAGCCGGGGGCTGTTGTAAATCGCCGGGTTTAGCTTCTCCTCGACCCAGGCGTCGGCATCGGTCTTGGTCATGTGGATCAGCTGCACCGGGCCAGGCGCGCAGGTGATTGCATGCGCAGATACGGAAAGCAGCATCTGGCTCTTGCCGCTCTGCGACGGCCCGACAAAGATCACGCCCTTGAAGCGTCGAGACTGCGAGATGTCCTGCGGCTCGATGGTGTAGGGCGTGACACCGCGATCATATTCGCCCCACCTTCCTGCGATGGGCACCCGCAGGGCGCCCTCAGCCGCGTCCGTGACCGTGATCCGGCTGGGCGGATCGAGCAGCGGGAGCGCGTCCGCCAACATCTCCTCCGGTGTGATGAAGGGCGGCAGCGGCGGGATGCGGCTCAGCTGCCCCATGCCGCGATCAAGCATCAGCACCATCAGCCCAGTTCCATTTCCGATTGCCGGCCGTTCAGCGCGATCACGGCACCGCCCCGGGCCAGGCGCTCCTCGATAAGACGCCGCGCCTCGCCCCGCACCTGGTCGCAGTAATCCTGCATCTGCGCGACCTGCGCCGGCGACAAGCCGAAGTTCATCTCGGCAAAGTCCGGCAGGTTGTCCATCGCCGTGCCGAAGGCGACCACCAGATCCTCGAGGAGCGGCCGCATCCGGTCGGCGCGCAGCAGATCGCCCCGCTGCTCGGCCACGCGGTTGCGATGATATTCCGCCTCGGACCATTTCCGCAGGTCGTCGGCGGTCAGTTCCGCCTCTTCCTCGGCCTGGTCGTCGTCGAGGTTGCGGAACGCGAGCGCGGCCTGCGCGGCGAGCTGGTCGCCGCGCAGCTTCGCGGCCCGGGACCGATCATCGCGGTCCTGCCGCCACGCCCAGCAATGCCCGAGTCGGAATTCGTAGGAAACCCCGTTCTGGCCGGCGCTCTCGACGGGCATGCCCTGCGAAAGCCATTTCGTGATCGTGTTTTCCGAGACGCCGAAGGCCTTGGCGAGCTGGGCGCGGTTCAGAGGCGTGCCGTCATCGACCACGCCATCCGGCAAAGGATAGCGCGCGACATCGAGCACGCTCCCATCTGCCAGCGTGATGGTGAGCGACATGACATCTCCAAGATGAACAACAGCAACCCCAACCGCAGCATGCGGCTGATTTTGCTCACCTAAATTTAACGGGGCGCGAATGACCCCCGTGCGGCCCGATGGGGGGAAGGACCCGAGGGGTGCCCCTTTTTTGGGCAATGGGATGCAGCGGCGGTCAACCGCCCGACCGCGCCGCCATCTTGGCGGTGGTGCGCCGCAGATGGTCGGGCAGCTTGGCCTGATACACGTCCGCCGCGCCGTCGAGGAAGCCGAGGCGCGGATCGTAGGTCGGCATGGCCCGCGTGAAGTGCAGCACCTTGCTGATGGTGCCATCGGCATCGCGCTTCCAGATTCCTGCCGAGAGCCGACTTTCAGCCCGAGGCACGAAGAAGCCGGCACGCTTGCGGTTGCGCTTGCGCGACGCCGCACTGGTGTTTGCCGTTGTGTCTCGCTGCGCCTGCACAGCGGACAGCACGCGGTTCCGCTCGCCAGTGTCCCAGTTGCCATAGGCATTGAGCTTGGCCCCGCCCGCCGGTGTCACCGCCGTGATGATCCCGTCATAGGCCAGGCGCGCATCCAGCAGCCCCTCGAGGCCGGTTCGACCACGTGCGCCGCCGCTTTCCTGCACCTTCAGGAAATGCCGCCGCCCGACCGAGGGCCGTTCCATGACTTCGGCGGTCAGGTTGTCCGGGCGCGCGCCCTTCACCGTGAAGGCGTTCTTGGTGAACGGCGTCGGCCGGTCGAAGACCTCATCCATCCGGCCCTGCACATGGGCCAGCACATCTCGCGCCGTGTCGTTCAGAGCCCAGGAGCCGGCGATGCGCACCTGGCGATCAGAGAGCCGGGACAGATGCGCCTGCATCTCCCGGTCATCGAGGACGAGAGTGAGCATGATGGGATTTGCCATGGTGTCGGCCAGCCGCCCCGCCGCTGCAGCCGGCCATCATAACCGCGCCTGTCGGCGGGCGCGCTCGGGTATCCCGGAAATGAGAAGCGCCCGCGATGATCTCTCATACGGGCGCAGGTATGGTGGTGGCAGAATGTCAAGGAAGCCAGGGGGAAGTCAAGCGCTATTCCATGGAGAGAGATCAGGCAGCCCGTCCACCAGCTTCAGCGCCGTAAAGGCGTCGCACCATGACAGTTCGGACAGCAGGTGCAACAGGGCCCCATACCATGCCAGATACTCGCGCCGCCGATACGCCAGAGCCGCCGCCGACCCGGTATAGGTAACCGGGCACAGCTCAGGGCGATAGGTCTTGACCCGGCTGCGCGCATCCCGAAACGTCACGCTGTCGAGCTTTCGGGTGCAGGCCAGCCATTCTCCAGCATCCGTCGTATCCCAGCCGCACGGAACGACCGCCCGGCGTTCATCGGCCCGCCAGCACGGCACCCGCCGCGCCCGGGCGCATTCCGCGACCAGCAGCGCCATGCGCCGCCCCCCCACCCCGATCGGCAGCGCCTCGACGGCCGCCGCGATGATCTGAGCATCGGGATGCGGATCGCTGGATCCACCGCCATCGACCCGGCAACCCAACTCGCGCTGGCGCTGCAGGATCCAGATGTTGTCGACACCAGGCCGGTCGAACTCATGCGCCCCGGTTTCGTCGAAATCGATCTGGGCCCGCTCGACCGCAAAAGCCCATTCCAACGCCTGCTGGATCGTCATCTCGCGCACCGCGGCGCGACGTGGCCACATCGCGTTCATGCCGCCTGCCCTTCCCTACGCTTTTCGTCCTGCATGGCGCGGATCTCCGCCATGTCCTTGTTCCAGTGGTTGAGGAATGCGATCTGGACACCGGTCGCGATCCCGGCGGCGACGTTCTCGCGCGCGATCAGCAACTGGCGCTGGTTCTCGGCCGCTTCCTCGCGCAGCTGCTTTTCCTTCCAGCCGCCCTCGACGAACGGCGGCGGGCCGTGGCGCTTGACCTCCTGATACATCTCGAAGGCCCAGCCCTCGGCCATGGCGCGAAAGCCCAGGACCGAGGTCATCATGCTGCGCGGATAGGGCGAAGCCTCGGACGGCGCCGGGCTCATCGTCATGGCCACGCGCCGGATATGCGCCTCGCTCGGCCATTCATCCTTTACGGCCATCGCTGCGATATGGTCGCGCAGACCCGCCAGATGCTGATCGTCCAGATAGGTCAGCCAGGACCGCAACCGCGCCAGCATCTTCCCATGGGCCTCGGGGCTAAGCCGCTTGCCCGCCCCGTCCTTTCCCCGCTTCAGCCCTGCCAAAGGCTCCAGCAGCAGCGCATCAACCCGCGCCTCGGCTTCCGTCCTTGTCCCTGTCATCGCAATACCCGTGTTCCCCAGCTTGCTGACTTATCCACAAGCCACACCGGTCGAAGTCCGGGCTCGGCCTATATCCTTTCATTTCTTTTCTTCTCGTTTCTTTTCCTTTCAGCAGTCACAGAATCCGGGCAAAAAAAGGGATCGAACGCGGCGAAACACGGAATATTCCGTGATCTTCCGTGTTCATTCCGTGATTTTCTGTGATTGTTCCGGAATATTCTGTAACCGTCACAGATTGCGACAGAACCGCACAGATCATCTGCCGCCCTCCTCGATCTGGTATTCATCCAGCGCGGCGCGGATGAACGGCTCGCGCCGCTGATTGTCCGGATATCGCGTTTCGAGCCAATCGTTGAAGCGGTCCACGAAGGTCGGATCGCGCAGCAGCTGCCCGGCGCCGATGCGGGTTTCGATCATCTCGCGCAGATCCTTCACCCGCTTAGCCCGCTTCCGTTCGTCCCGCTCGGCCCTGTTCTTGCGGCTTGACTTCATCGCCTCGAGCGCGACCTCTTGCACCACGGGATGGGCCAGCCGGATTTCGCCATTGTCGCACCTGACCCGATGCCAGTTGTGCAGCGGCGTGATGCTTCGCTGGCAGAGCGACTGCCACAGATCGACCGAGATCCCGATCGCCTTCACCAGCAGCCGATCGTCCGTCGGCAGAGTGCCGATGGGGGTTTCGTCGTGGGACTCCAGGAACAGCAGGAAGCCATACCAGCCCACATCCGGGTCACAGAGGTTGCGAAACACACTTTTCCGAAACCGCTTGATGTTCCAGGGGACGAAGAAATGCGCGTCCAGCCGGTCCTCACAGGAGATCGGATATTCCGGCATGTCATCCGTGGCGACCAGACCGAGCTGGCGTGGGACCGCTGTCATGCCGCACCGCCTTCCGTCGCGATCTCGCCGCCGAGGGCCGCGAAACCGGCGATATCGACCCAGCTGTCGACGTGACCGGGATTGGTCGACGCGCGCACGAGCTTGACCGCGACCATGAAGGCCGCGACATCAGCTGCGCCGCGCGCACGATCACCGCGCGCCTGGTCGAGCGCGGCCCAGACCTGGGCGATGGCATCGAAACCGACCTGCGCGCTGCCATAGGCATCGGCACGGTCGCGGATGATGCAAAAACCCGCGTCATCAAGGATCTTACTGCGGATCACGATCTTTCCCTTCAATCCGTTGAAATGCGAACTGGCCCGCAACCCGCTCGGCCAGGCGCCGCAGCGCCGCATGCGCCGCTTCGGGCGTCACGGCGATCAGCGCTTCCAGGAGCGCTAGGACGCCAGCGCGAGCACCGGCGCGATAGGCGTTCTCGTGGCGGATCCGGTGCTTGCTCACAGCAACGCCCCCTCGACCGTCTCAGCCGGTTCCGCCGGATAGTCGTAGTCATGCTCCAGCCGGCGCCGGCATGGCGCGATCCAGTGGAACCGGGTGGGCTCGCCCATGGCTTCCTTGCGCCAGACGATCCAGCAATAGGCGGTTGCCGTGCTGCCCTTGGCCGAAAGCCGGCCCTTGTGCATCACCACACGTTCCGTGAATTGCAGGATGTCGCTGGGCGGGAAGGCGCTGAACAGGTCGCGGTAGCGCCCGACGCCTTCCAGGAAGGCAGAGCGCACGATCACCGCGACGCCGCGACGCGAGGTCGCCAGGGCGCGCTGGATGAACTGCTCGGCCAGGCGGAACGGCGGGTTGGTGATCGTCCAATGCACCGGATCGGGCAGCGGCCCAAACAGGTAATCGCGGACCGGGAACCCGGCACCATAATCATGGACATCGGCCGCATCGACCGCGCCGAAAAACTCTCGCAGCACCCGCACCATATGGCCGCGATTGGCTGCTGGTTCGCGTGCCACCAGACCCCAAAGAGCCGCAGCATCCCAGTCGTTTCCCGCTCCCTGCTCCAGCCATTCACAAAACGCCCTCGTCGCCCAAGGCGGCGTCGGGAAATCGTCGAGGCTGTCATGAGGCTCGGCGCGCTGCTGCATTACGGCGGAACTGCGGTTCTGGCCGGTCAATGTCGTATCCCCGCATGCTTGGCGCGGTGCAGCGAAGAGAACGATGCACGGAGGCGATCTTCTATTGGCCGAGGGTCGAAATCACCCTCGTTCAGCCCATAGGCGCAGGCGTCAGCCAGCAACGCGATAGCATCTTCCGGCCTTTCCTCATGCGCTAAGGCCTCCTCCCAGAGGGCAATCATCGAGCCGAAGAGGTGGCGTTGATCCTGAGTCATGCCGCTGCCTTCTCGCGAGGGGCCGGCAGACTGCCGCAATTTACATCGCGCGTGTTTGTGCCATCAAATTGCGAATGCAGGGCGACTCGTTGGAGCGAGTCGCCCTGCAGGTGAAGCCGTCGCCCAACAGCAAAGGACGGCCCCATAGCAGCCACGTAAAAGGAAAAACCATGGCTACTTATCTCGACCCGGAAACGGGCGTTCTGCTGAACCGCATTACGGTGCAGCGGTCTTACCTCGGCCGGCTGGAACAGGAGACCGCACGGAGAATGCGCCGGCGCGGATGGTCTCAACAGCGGATCGCGGGCGAACTCGGCACCAACCAAGGCCGGGTGAGCGAGGCACTTGCCGACGATGATGACGGCGGTAAAGGAAACTCGGGCACCGGTGGTCAAGGTTCGCTGTTTTGACGCCTGACCAGGCCCGGAAGAAAGCAGTCCCTCCGAACGGCCTACCCTAAACCACCTGCTTCTGCCGCTCCGCGGCCAACGAACCACGTCCACTTGCCGGTGGTATCGCTGCGACAGATTCCATCCAGCCAGCCCGGCCACCCCCCTCGATCGCAGAGCCCCTTTTTCGGCAACCTGCCCGATCATGCCGTGCCCTCGCGCGCGGCAAGCACCTCGTCGCGGCACTGGCGGATGGTGGCGATCACCGCCTCGACATCGAGCCCCCCGGCCGAAACCATCAGACTGCCGCGCGGCGCCGTCTCGGGTCGGGCCCCGCCCAGGTAGGGCTCCAGCCCCGGAACCTCGGCAAGCGATATGGGCCGATCGCCATCGGCAGCGACGCGGCCGCGCTGCAGGAAGCCGGCCCCGCGCAGGTGCCCGTATTTGCACAGGTGCGTGTAGACCGTTGTATGGTTCAGCCCCAGCAGCTGCGCCGCCTCGGCCGGCGAGGCCGCCCGGGCGCCATCGGGAAGCTCGATCCCCAACGGATCAGCGAGCGCCGCCGCATAGCGTTCCAGCCGGGACAGGTCGCCGTAGGCGCGCAGGTGATGGCGGATCGCGGAAGATGTGACGCCAAGGCGAGCCGCGGCGTCGTTCACGTTGGCATAGCCCGGGATGTGGACAGTTTGTGCCGTGGTCATAGTTTCCGCGCCCCCTTGATCTTGTGGAAAAACTTTTCCGATTGCGACTTGAACCAATCGGTCGAATGGGCATGCGCCCCGGCCAGCCGCAGCGCCCGGCGATGCCGGGCGGCGTAGTAACGCTGTGCCATCCGCCAGAAGATCCGCATCACTGCACCTCCGGGTCGATGACCTGAAACACCGCCTCGGCACCGACCAGGGCGATGACCTTCAGCACATAGCGAAAATGCGGGGCGTTCTCGCGGCGCAGCCAGTTGCGCACCGTGCGCGCGGTGACCGGGCGGCTGTCCGAGGTCAGGACCTCGGCCGCCAGCTCGGCCAGCTCGTTCTCGCTCCGCGCCTCGGGAAAGGCCCGCCACAGCAGCCCGGCGAACCAGGCGCGCTCGGCCTCTTCGCCGCCGCATTTTCGGAAAGACATTTCTGAAGGTCCTGTGCTGTTGTTTCCCCGTGCAGAAGGACGATCACCAGAACGGAGAGAGGACGCGGGATGAGAATGAAGGCTCATGCCGCGCCCTCGGAGGCACAGCGCCTTGCGCGCTCCGCATGCAACGCGTCGCGAATTTTCTGCTCCGTATCCGGCCAGACGCGCCCCCCCTTCCGCAAACGAGGTAAGAGCCGTCCGTTGGCCGCAAGAAGCACGCCAACGCGGTGCTCGGAAAGACCGGTTTCGGCGATAAAACTGTCAATCTCGGTGAGAAGCGAACGGTCCATAGCCGACATATACACGCAGTTGCGTGTAATGCAATACCCGCAACTGCGTGCAAGCATCGGTTGCACAGCGATGATAGCTAAATAGCTATGAAAGATGGATGGGTGCAGCGCCTTCGGGCCGCAATAAGCGAAGATGGACGTAGCCTGCGCGCGCTGAGCATAGCCGCGGGGCTTGGCCCCAACTACCTGGAGCAAACCTTCAGTCGCGGATCCTCGCCCGTCCAACAGAAATTGGCAGCGATCTTAGACGAGTTGGGCCAAGAGGCCGCCATCTACGTCTATACTGGGGTCCGAGCAAACGCTCAGACTATCGCATATCTCAACTACCTTGCGGCGGCGCCCGAGGATCTGCGCCAGACAACCCTTGATCTACTGGCGAAGTTAGGCCGCGAGATGCAAACCCAGCACGAAGATGGTCAAGGACAATGCGTTGACGAACGGGATCAAGCTTAGACCACAGATCAAGAGCAATTGCGATTGGAACCTCCATCACCCCTCCGACTCGCAAGAACATTCAGAGAACTTTAGGCAACTTTCCGCCGACCCGACAACCCTGAACATGCCGCGCCGCAACCAACAGATGAGCCTTGACATGCCATCCGACCCGCCCGCCACCATCGCCACCCTGGGGCCGAACTGGCCGAGACGCAGGTCGCGGGCGCGGCACTGGTGGTGCCGGCCGAGATGGTTGAGCGGATCTAGCAAGCTATTTCAGGACTAGGAGGTCTAAATGGGCAGGGTAGGAGTTGGCGACAGCCAAAAACCAATTGCGAGCAAGCCCAGCTCGCCGCCACCGCCACCAAAGAAATGATGCGCAATGTCAAAAAAACCGACGACCCCGGTGTATGTCACGCGATCCCAACAGCCGGTAGCAACCAAGCCAGCAAGTAATGCTCCTCCACCAAAAAAATAGAAAGGTCCCAATATGGCACAGAAACCGTCAACGCACGAAGGATTGACTGGAGTCGGCGGCTCGCAGACACCAGCCGCCCCATCGACGAACGAGGAAAAGCCCAAGCCAGTCCCGAAACCTTAGCACGGTCGAGTCACCTCAATCCTTGCGACCTCTGAGGCGGGAATGATGGTCAGCTCAAACCCCCAGTCGGCGAAGTTTTCATCGAACGGCTGCTGCGGGACCCATTTCTTAGTTTCTGGGTCATAAGCATCCGTCACATAAATCCCGACAGAGCCATCTTCTCCTAGTATGCACGATTTGAGGGGCGCGTCGTTGAAATCGCTTAAGCGACTCGACATTAGGCGGCGACCGTCCTTCAGATACACTGTCAGACGGGTCGGCCCTTTCAGCTGAGCCGCAAGCATCGTCTTCCAAGCGGTTGGCTGTCCGTCGTGGTCAATATACCCTGCATCCCTGAGCTTCTCAGCGACCCAGCCACTTATATACCGCCTCCAATAGAGTGCGGTGACATAAGCGGCCCATGCACCGATCAGCAGGCCCGCATCGGGAGCGACCTTCGGAGAGATCAAATCTGAGATCGCTCGCGTCAGCGCTGCGAATACGACAACACTGAAGATGATGTCCGTCTGCTTATGGTGCCCGTCGCGTCCGACATAAGCTGTTCGATAGCAAAGGTAACCCACCGCCAGCGGCAGGAGGGTGCTTAGCGGCAAGCTCAGCAGCGCATTTGCACCATCCATCTGCTCGGCCTCATCAGTGTGTGCAGGTCGACCATATCTCACCAGCTCATATCGAGCCAGCAAACACGGAACCCTTAGCGCCGCAGCCCGGCGCCGGCAGGGTGAACGCTGCGCCCGCCCTGCCGGCAGGATAGCATGGGCGAATCGGGTCCGCTATACCGATATGCACGCAGTTGCGTGTTTTCATTTGCAATGCACGCAACTGCGTGTATTTATGCAACCCATCGGCACCCCGCCGACGGGAGAAGCAGCATGCATGGGAACGAACAGGCCTTTGTCGCCGCGACAGCGCGCCGGGCCTCGGCCGAGGCGGATGAGATCGGGATGCGTTCTGGGCGGACGTTGCGCCGGCGCGTGCCGGTGCTCGACGGCTACCCTGCCCTGAAATCCGGGGGCGACGACACGCTTCGCATCCAGGGCGTTCCCGAGGCGAACCTCGGATTTCAGGTCGACGAATTTGCCGCGGAGATCTGGGATGACGACGCGCGCCGGCCGATCGCCTGGGGCGTCGTGTTTCTCTGGCTGGCCATCGCGCTTGTGCTGCTGGTCGGGTTCGTCTTCGGATGGCTGATCGGCTCGATGTGGAACTGGATCGATGTCGCCGATTTCGTCGCGCCGACCGCCGCCCAGTCTCGGGACATGGGCTGGGTCGCGCTGTCGGAGGGCCGCTGATGCCCCGGTTCTACGGGCTGACCAACCTGCTCACCAACCAGACCCGGCTGGTATCTGCCGAGATGCTGTCGCGCTTCTTTGACAATCGCGATCCGCGCGGCTGGACCGATCCGGTCCCGGTCTGCGCGACGGAACGGGTGGCCTGACGGCTTGTCGCCGCCCCCACTGGCTGGCCGCGCGGCGGCGGTTTTCCTCCCTCCGCCCATCGCGCGGCCAGCACTTTCTCTTTTCACACCGCGCCCGGCGGCTCCGGGCTTTCAAAGGAGAAGCCTATGAACCGGCTTTTGAAATGGCTCCGCCACGAGCATCTGCCGCCGCACCTGCAAGCGGTGGTGAAGCCCATCGACGCGCTGGCGCGGGAGATGGACACCGCGCTTGTCGAGGGCGCCGAGAAGACCGCCGGCATGCGCAAGCTGGTCGAGGCGAAGGATTGCTTCGTCCGGGCTCGCATCGAGCAGGACGAGGAGGCCTGAGGTATGGAAATCCCCACCTCTGCCCCGCAGATGCGCAGCCTCGATCAGATGCTGTCGCTTGCCGACGCCGGCGACTACCTGCCCGACCTGCTGTCGCGAATCGAGGCGAACAACGTCGAGATGCGCAGCTTTGCGCAGCAGTATGCGACCACCGCCAAGGGCAAGATCACGATCACCATCGACGTTGCGGTTGATCCCTTCGGCGCAACCCAGATGACGATGGATGACAAGATCGTCGGACCCAAAGCACCAAAGCGCAAGGCCGTCGCCTGGATGACCGGCGATGGCGGCATCACCACCCACAATCCCGCGCAGTCCCGCATGGAAATCCGCGATGCCGGCAACGGCAAGCGCGAGCTGCGCGCCGCTGAGTAAAGGACAGCCCATGACCTCCGAAACCCCGAAGAACATTGCCGAGACGCTGCTGGCCGAACTGCCGCGCCTGGGCGAGGTCCAGCCTATCAGCATGCCGACGGCAGACGAGCCCGAGGCCCCTTTCATCGTCGCCGTGCCCGAAGGCCTGCGCGTCGAGGATCTGACCAGCAAGCACCGCGCCGTGGTCGAGGCGCTGAAACCGCTCCAGCGCACCGGCAAGGCGGTGCTGGCCGATCTGGACAGCCTGATCAGCTGGACCAATCGCTTCAAGGGCGCGGATACCGCACTGTTCGGCCAGATCCATCCCGCGCCCAAGCTGATCTCAGTGATCGACTACCACGGCCAGGGCGCCCCGGTGGTTGCGCCGGAAGCCGGCGACCCGGCCGCGAATTATGGCCGCCACCGCGCTGTCTATGACTTCCCCGTCTCCGAAGAATGGAAACGCTGGAGCGCGATCGACGGCAAGGCCCTCGACAAGGACGTGTTCGGCGAGTTCATCGAGGCACAGGCCAGCGACTTCCTCGACCCCACGCCGGCGCTGCTGGGCAAGCCCGGCGACCAGATCGAGGACTGGGAACAGCGGATGATCGACATCGCCGCCAAGATCCAGGGGCGGTTCGGTCAGTATGCCGCCATCAACCTGCTGTCGCGCGAGTTGAAGATCCACGAGGTCGGCCACATCGAGGTCAAGACCAACCGCGACACCGGCGAAGCCCAGGTGCAATTCCTGACCGAGCATCGCAGCCCGGACGGTAGCCCACTGACCCTGCCGAACCTCTTCATGATCGCGATCCCGGTTTTCGAGGAAGGCGCGCTTTACCGTCTCGCCGTGCGCTTCCGCTATCGCAAGGCCGGCCAGGACGTGAAGTTCATCGCCTCGATCTACAACCCCGACGCGGCGCTGCGCGATGCCGCCCGCGAAGCGATGGCCCATGCCCAGGCCGAAACCGCCGTGCCCCTGATGATGGGCCGACCCGAGATCGGCGCGGACTGACCCTTCCGGTGCGCGGCGCGGCTCGCGCCGCCATCCCGAAGGATCAGCACAAAGGGTCAATCATGAACACCGCACATCGCCTGGAATTCTTTCTGAACGCGGACGGCGAGGCTTGGGCGTGTTTCGCCTGGGGCCACATCCCGACAGAGACCATAACCCGGGAACGCATCCTCGAAGCAGCTGCTTACCATGCATCGCTGGGCGAGGAGGACCTGGAAGAACTCGACCCCAGTGCCGTCCGGCATTTCTGGCTGCGCAAAGGCGAAGCGACTGGCGACTTCGACGAGGTCTGGTATCGCTGCCAGGCTGAGGATGACGGAGCCGAGCCCGTGACGGGGGTGCAATTCTGATGGGCGCGGCGCGCCCTGAAAGGCGGTGCGTGATGGCTGACCGCTGGATCAGGATGCCCGGGCCCGGCCAGATGCGCGGCGAGGGCGAGTGGGTCGAATACTTCGGCACCGACGACGAATGGGAATGGCTCCAAGGCACCGGCTATCTGCCGACGGCCGAGGGCGAAAAGCCCGAGGGATGCGAGGTGCAGCATGGCTGAGAACAGCAACATCGAGTGGACGCACCACACGTTCAACCCGTGGATAGGTTGCACCAAGGTCGGGCCCGGCTGCGATCATTGCTATGCTGAATCGTGGGACGCGCGCGGGCTCCAGCAGCGCGAGACACGATGGGGGGCGCATGCCGCCCGGACGCGCACCAGCGCGGCGAACTGGCGCAAGCCACTGGCATGGGACCGGGCTGCAGCGGCCGCCGGCGAACGGCACCGCGTATTCTGCGCCAGCCTCGCCGACGTGTTCGACAATCATGCCTCGATCCCGCCGGAATGGCGGGATGACCTGTGGTGGCTGATCGCGGCGACACCGAATCTGGACTGGATGCTGCTGACCAAGCGGCCGGGTAATATCGACCGGATTCTGCCGCATGGCTGGTCGGGCGGCTGGCCGAACGTCTGGCTGGGCTGCACCGTGGTCAACCAGGCCGAGGCCGACCGGGACATTCCGAAGCTGCTGGCGGCGCCGGCGGCGGTGCGATTCCTCAGCATGGAGCCGCTGCTGGGATCGGTGGATCTGCGGCATTGGATAGGTTCGCAGCCCTACCTGCCCGGCGCATCGACGCATGTTGATGCTAATGGCTACGAGCGTCAGGACATTGGTGGCGGGATCATTGACGGCCTCGACCTCGTGATCGTCGGCGGCGAGAGCGGGCCCGGCGCGCGGCCGATGCACCCGGATTGGGTACGGTCCCTGCAGGATCAGTGCCAAGCTGCCGGCGTGGCGTTCCATTTCAAGCAATGGGGCGAGTGGGCGCCGGGGTTTTTCGGGAACGGCCAACCGCTGGGATGCTTCAATGATGCCGGCGAGTGGGTTCTACCCGTCCAACGAGAATGGGCCATGCAGGATCGCCAGCTGATGACCAGAAGGGGCAAGGCTCGCGCTGGCCGGATGCTGGACGGCCGCTCCTGGGACGAAATGCCGGGGTTGCGATCCTGATGCCGATCTATCCGCCCAGCCCCGACCCTTTCGAATGCGCCATCTGCGGCAAGGCACGCCCACTGCAATGGCAAGACCCGACGCAGACGGACTACCCGCCGCTTTGCTGGGCTTGCGAGCAATTCGGGTGGCGGCTGGGACCGATCACCCGAAATCCCGACATGCGCCTGGCGAAGCAGATTTCCGCCCTGTCGGGAGCCTTGGCCGAAGAAGCCAGCCGGAAAATCTATGAGGAGGCTCGCCATGGCTGAGCGGGACTATGTCAGCACGCCGGTTGCGGACAGCTTGGGGTTGCGCGATATCATCCTCGGTCTTGCCGCCGACCTCCAGCAGCTGCGCGCCGGCAAGATCAGCCCGAATGAGGCTCTCGCGCGCGCCGCGCTGGCCAAGCAGATGTTCAACGGCGTCCGGCTCTACATGCAGGCGGTGAAGACCATCGAATTGGCCGCGCGCGACGTGAGCCAGCCGAAGACGATCGAGGGGGGCGCGGAATGACCTTCCACCCGCACCTCCTAGTCAGCAATCGCTTGTCAGGCGACCTCGGAACTCGGGCCCGCAGCCGTCTCCTTGATGCTTGCCATTGCGGCCTCTTCCGTCCAGGCGCGACCGGACACCTCGGGAATCCCGATCAGAAACCAAGCCCAGGCGCCTTGGCCTGGCGCTTCCGGAGAGTAGGAAATGCGACCGACGGGTCGGTCACTGAAAGAGATGGTCCAATCCCCCGCAATGGTATTGCCATCGACAATCGTAGGAACGCGAGTCCACATGCGACGTCCTTTCTTCAGTTTTTGTTGGTCATCCGACGTGAGCGCCAACGAAGCTGGCGCGGCCGGCGGACGAAAAAGAACGCCCTGCATCTAGCGTCGGGCGTCATACGGATTCGGATGATCTCCGAATATCCTCACAGTTCTGTAACCGCGCGGGGCGACCTGCGCAATCGGTTTGAGGCTGAGCCAAGACTGACCGCCGCCACGCGGCTGCATCCGGTCTTTCCGGCCGGCATCACGCAACTGCTGCTGTTTCGCGATTTCGTCGGGAGGCGCGCATGACCCGCCCTCTCCGTGTCGGCATCCTGTGCGAGACCTCTGGCGCCATGCGCCGGGCCTTCGCCGCCCTCGGGCATGATGCGACATCCGTTGACCGGCTGCCGGCCGAGGACGGCAGCAACCATCACATCGTCGGCGACGTTCGGGACTATCTCGACTACGGCTGGGATCTGCTGATCGTCTGCCACCCGCCCTGCACGCGGCTCTGCAACAGCGGCGTGCGCTGGCTGAGCGAGCCTCCGAAGAACCCGCCCGACGAAGCCACCACGGCCGAGAAGGCGGCATGGTCGGCGCTGTCGCGCGAGGAGCGGTTGGCCATCATGTGGCGGCTGCTGGACGAGGGCGCCGAGCTGTTCGCGGCCTGCTGGCAGGCCCCGGTCCAGCGGGTCGCGGTCGAGAACCCGGTCATGCACAAGCACGGCCGGGCCCGGATGCCCGCGGATCTGCCCAAGCCACAGATCGTCCAGCCCTGGTGGTTCGGCGAGCCGACCTTCAAGGCGACGGGCTTTTACCTGCGCGGTCTGCCGGCTTTGACTGCCACCAAGCGCCTGATCCCGCCGAAGCTGGCCACCGAGCCCGAGCGGCACAAGGCCTGGTCGGCGATCCACCGGGCCAGCCCCGGCCCCGACCGATGGAAGATCCGCAGCCGAACGTTCGATGGCGTCGCCCGCGCCTGCGCCGAGCAATGGGGCGGCTACGCACTCGACCAGATCAGGAGGATGGCGTGATGTCCCGCCGCGCAGCATTCACCGAGGCCGACATCCGCCGCGCGATGAAGGTTGCGCGGTCGATCGATGCGCGGTCGATTGTCGAGGTGACGGCCGAGGGAACGATCCGTATCCTGCCGGAATCGGTGCGCACCAGCACGTCCGAAGTTGATAGATGGTTCGAAGAGAATGACGAGGGTTAACCTGAAGGGCATCAACCGGGTGCGAAAGAAGCTCGCGGACGGCTCGATCCGCGAGCATCATTACGTCGGCCGCGGCAAGGGCGCCGTGAAATTCTGGGACAGTGCCAGCGGTATCGCCATAGGTTCGCCCGAATATGTCGAGGCATTCACGAAGGCGTCGCGTTCGGGGACGCCGGCGCAAGGCAAGTTCCGGTCGGTTATCCTGCGCTTCCTGGACAGCCAGGACTTCACCGAGCTTGCGCCGCGCACCCAGTCCGACATGCGGAAATCATTCTTCCACGCGACGAACGGCATCGATCACAAGTTCGGCGACGCACCGCTGGCAGCATTCGAGGATCCGCGCATCCGGCGCCAAGCGCTCGACTGGCGGGACAAGATCGGCGGCAAGGTTGGCGATGACCGAATCAGGCACCTGCAGCGACTGGTCGGCTTTGCCCTGGACCGGACCATGATCCGGCACCATCACCTGATGGGCGTCAAGTCGGTCTACAAGGGCAAGCGCGCGGAGATCTTCTGGATGCCGGAAGAGATCGAGGCGTTCCGCCTCGGCGCCCCGGATCACGTCTGGCGCATCCTCGCAATCGCCCTGGAGTCGGGCCTGCGGCCGGGCGACCTGTTCGAGTTGACCCGCGAACATATCCACCGGACGCCGCACGGGCACCGAATCGTTATCTGGACAAGGAAGCGCAAGCGGCTCGCCTCGATCCCGGTCACGGACCGGATGGCAGAGCTGATCGCGGATACGCCGGAAGGCCAGGCCCGCCTGATCGTCAACAAGGGCGGGCAGCCCTACCAGCATGAGAACTACCTGGGCGACGCGGTCAGTACCTGGCGGGACAAGATCAAGATTCGGTCGGAGCTGCAGCTGAAGGATGCGCGCGGCACGGCCGCCACGCGCTTGCTCGAAGCCGGGGCAGAACTGAAGGAGATCGCGACCCACATGGGCTGGTCGATCAAGCACGCTGCCGAGGTGATCGAGCGCTATGTGGCGCTGTCGCCCAGCATGACGGATGGACTGGCGGAGAAGCTGGCGCGGGCCGAATCCAGAACAAAGTTGCAAACCGCGCTGCAAACCGGAGAGGGTCACAAGTAGCTAAGTGCTGGTCGGGGCGAGAGGATTCGAACCTCCGGCCTACGGTACCCAAAACCGTCGCGCTACCAGGCTGCGCCACGCCCCGAACCTGCGGATGTTACTAGCGGCTGACCGCGCGGGGGGAAAGCGAAAAACCGCGCCGCTCAGTCGCAGGGCGCCAGCGCCGTCGCCTGCGGCAGGCGCGGATGCGCCAGCACCATGCCCGGCACGATGCCCAGCCGGGCCGCGTCGCCGCCGGGCAGTTCCAGCACCATCAGCCGCTCGGGCGCCGGATCGCCCGGCGCGGCGCCGGGGATCGCGGTCTCGTCCAGCGGACGGGCCATGGCATGGACATGCCGCACCGCGCCGCGGGCGTCGATAAAGACCATGTCCAGCGGAATCGGGGTGTTGCGCATCCAGAAGCTGACGGGTTGCGGGGTTTCATAGATGAACAGCATGCCCTGCCCCGCCGGCAAGTCGCGGCGGAACATCAGCCCGCGCGCACGTTCTTCGGCCGTATCGGCGATCTCGACCGGAACGCTCACGGTCGACGCCCGGCCCTGGAACAGGGCCTGATCGGCAAGACAGGTCGCCGCCTGGGCGGCAAGAGGACTGGAATTTGTCAGAAGGAGCGTCGCGACGGCCAGACTGGCCCGCAACGTCAT